ATGGGGCGTGAGGCGCGTTTCCGCCGCCTCACGTTTCACGACCTGCGCGGAACCGGCATTACCTATGCCCGCAGCTTCGGCGTGGAGATCGCCCGCATCGCCGAGATCTCCGGCCATTCGGAAGCCGAATGCGACACCATAATCCGCCGCTTCTATCTTGCCGGCCAGGACGTGCAGGACGCGATCCGAAAGGGAACAATAGGCGAGTGAAGTGTAAAAAACGGGGCTGCCTGTAAAAAGCGCCCCGTCACGAACCTGCTAAGTGATTGGAAAATGGTGGGTGAGCACGGGCTCGAACCGTGGACCCGCTGATTAAGAGTCAGCTAGTAGAAGTCTAAAAAGGCCCATATTTTCAAGCACTTAGCCAAAATCCGGTTTACCGCTTTTTGGCTTTTTGCGTTATTAGAAATCAATCGGTTACACTAGAAACGCAAACTGAAAAAGTTAGGCCGAAAACGGGTCTAATCTTCGTGGCCGCGCCATGCCTCTTGAGCGAACAAAATCAATTCGAGCGCCACGTCTATCTGCAGAGCGAACATAGTGCCGACAAAGCCTCCTTGCCCGCCAAGAAGAAAGTTTATCGCCGCTATTAATGGTGCCGCCAAAAGCAGGCCGACAATCAGCGCGACCAGCCATAGCGGTCCCAATATGACAACTAGCAACGAGCGGCGTAAAGTCTGGCTTTTCGCTTTAGTGTTTTCCATCCCATCACTCTCCCTTGTCGTGTGCATCAAGTTTGCCGGTGCTGCACACGGGTTGCGTGGCGCGCCGTATCCACGCCGGCAAGATCATCCGCACGTTCGCGCACCCGTGCAGCTTGACCTGGTCGGCGATCGACTTCGGTTCGCATCTCCGCGTTACGATTCCCATCTCGCGCACCTGCGCGGCCCAATCTGACGGAGCAGTCCTTAAATCGACGTAGAGGTTTTCGCCGGTCATCACAAATACGCCTTATCGGTCTGCGGGTCGTCGATATAGCCGCGTCGGCCGTTCCGCTTCTCGTATTCAATGTAGAGACAGAATGGCTCCTTTGGCAAAACGCAGTCAGCATATTCCGCCCCACAATCATCGCCCCACATCGGCTCTGGCATAGGCATGGCGCAAATCTCAATCGGCACGCCGTACCACTTCATTTGGCCTCCGCACAAGTCAAGGTGTCGCATTGAATATGGATCTTGTCGCAATGCGTAGAACGTACTGCGGTCTATTTTTATTTTCGCGCTCTTGTAGTCGATCTTTGACAGAGACATGAAAAGAGTCTCGAGCCTAAGCCTGATCGCGTAAGGGTAAAGGTTGTTCACATCCATCACTTCTTCTCCCAAAATTTCGGCAGCTCTCCGGCCATGATCATTCGGACCACTCCAATATCATGAGCGCGCGGTCGCGTAGAATGTAGTCGCCCTTTGTCATTGCCGATACGGCCGCGACCTTCTCGCCTCGATACACCTTCCAAAACTCAGGGTCGTGGCTTTTTAGGTCGCGCGTGTTGTCGATGATGTCGGCAAGCTTGATGTTCTGCGCCCCCCGCGGTGCGCCAGCAAGCCGCTCGCATTCGAACGCCTTGCGCTCGGCCCGGTTTCCGAATGACTTGGGTGCCTGATTGGTTACCCACCAGACTAGGCGCGCAACAGGCCCGCCGAAGTCCTTACAGAGCGCGTCCATGGATACGCCGCAATCTTCCATGACATCGTGAAGATAGCCGGCCGCAATCGCCTCGATCTGTGCGTTAATCTGCGTCAGCCTTTCAGCGACGCGCTCGACGTGGTTGAAATAGGGCTCGCCAGTGTATTTACGAACCTGCCCTTCATGCATCGTTCTGGCGAAGTCGGCGGCTCGCATAACGAGTCCGTCAGTCTCCTTCAGGGCGCCAAGCGCAATCATCTTCGTCTCTCCTAAAAAAAGTGGCCGCGCCCTGGAGGTGACGCGGCCTTGTTTTGGGACTTCAGTAATTTGGATGCGCGCGTCGCGCTGCGATCTACATGACTGCCTCCTACGCCAGAACGGCTTGTTCAATAGATCCGTTCAATTCATTGCCAGAACACCATAGCGTTAACTTAACAAATTTGTCAAGCCCCGCAAATCTCCAAAACGGCGCGCCGGACTTTCGCCAGCATCTCGTCAACCGTCGCGGCGCAAATCGTGTAATCAGCCTCTACGAGTGCCTGCACGCTGTCGCTTTCGACGCCGGCTGGCCCATAGAAGTAGGGACGCTCGAGCCGAATGACGACGCCGCCAGCACGCTTGAACCAGTCGGACTCGTAGACCAGCGACTCAACGACGATCGGCTTGCCTCGATCGTTGCGACGAGCTCTCGAGATCTCCATGCCGAGCGTCCACTCGACACCCATATCGACGCCCATGAACTTGCCGAACTTCTCGAGGAAATACCGCGGCGCAACCCCGCCCGGTAATTCGGGGCACGGCTTATCCTTCAAGTCGCCGTAGACCATGGCGTTTGCTTTGTCGATGTCTCCTGTCATATACCAGAAAAGCTGATTGGCAGCCGACTTACCGCCGTCAAAAGCGTGCACAACCTTGAAGCCCCACTCGCGATTAAGCATCCTGGCGGCGGTTGACTTGCCGACGTTGCGCTTGCCGGTGATGCCGATCAGCGGTGCCTTGCGGTTGTCGTTGGCGGCGGTAAGCGGTGTTGGGTGTGGTTGCCATTGTTCAATGTGCTTTATTGCGGGCTTCATTTGGCTTCTCCAATTCTGCCTCAAGTGCCTTAAGGATTTTACCTGCGGCCGCGCCGATTTCGTTCCATCGGTAATATCGACTGCCGGATTCGTACCGTTTGTCAGCAACATCGATTGCCGCCGCGACCGTCCTGTCTCCGAATTCCATCAAACCCTCTCCTCTTCCCGCACGGGCGCCTTGCGGCGCGGTTCGTCGATCGTCGGCGTTACCGGCTGGTTTGGCACAAGCAACGCGCGCAGCATGCCGATACGGTCCTCGACAAGCGGCCTGAAGCGCTTCGCCTGAAACGGGACGTCTTCATAGCCCCAATCCGGGCAGATACCTTGGTCAATGCCCTTCAAGCGAACGCCGATATATTCGCCGAGCATGTAGTGGTAAAACGGGCCGATCCATCGCACGACATAAATCTCGCCCTTCTTCACGCGCAGCGGCTGCGATAGCGGCGGCTGGCTGTCGTCGATGCAGACGACTTCCTGATTGACTTGGAAGTGGGTCATGACGCCATAACCTCCAACCCCGCCGCGGACGGGCGATACATGCGCCCGCCTAGCGGCCAGCACGGCTCGAATAGTCCGGGCTCGTGAACCGATTCCGGAATAACGAGCGAATGCTCGTTGCCGGCAAGCGTCAGGCAGCGTTCCGTGCCGTGACCGAAGCCCCACCAGCCTTCATGGTGCTCGTGGTCTACGATCCATTCCAGCGCCTGCTTCATTGTCTTGGCTTTGGTTTGGGTCACGCCACACCCCCAAATTCACGAAACGCGATAAGGAACTCTCGCTCGGCTTCTTCCGGCGTCCAGAACCGAAGCGTCACGCCAAGCGGCTCGTAGTGCCCGCCGTGCCAGTCCATCGGGGTCATGTTTTGGGCGATCTCATCGGCAATGATGCGGTTGTCCGCGTCCTTGACCGACGTGTAATGGCCGATGCCGTATTTGGCATTGATGACGGCAAGCACGCGGTCTTCGAGTTCGCGATACTGCGGCAGGCTGTGCTTGACGGGCCGCGGGATATCGACAAGGTAAGCTTCCGCCGCGTCGTGCATGAGTGCTGCGAGCGCCGGCCCGTTGCCTCCCCGCGCCGCGAGATAGCGCGCCATCAGGACGGAATGCTCCGCCACACTGTTATGCGCCCCAAACCCTTCGCAAAAATATGTCTTGGAACTGGTTTCTATGCCGGCAACCCACTGCACTCCCTCATCGCGTGCAGAGACAATCTCTAGAGGGTTGCCGTCGCTCTGCATCTGTTTATCGAACTCACCCGACACCAGTCCGTCGGTAAACTTACCAAGAAGTCGCAAGGGCCTTATACTGCCGAGCATGGCTGCTATCTGCCTAAACCCTCCCTGAGTTTGCAGCGTTATTACACCAGACCCCTTGGCGCCTGTCTGTGTGTACCTGTAATTGCTGTATTCGTACTCTTTCAATAATTCTTCGATCTTTGAAAGAACTACTCCGGGCTTCTGCGCCACACCTAGCTGCGTCCCTCTGCGATTGACAATAGAGAGATGCCCCTCCCCATCGTACACCCCAGCCAACCAACCGGATTCTTTGCTGGTCCTTTCCTCCCATGGGGAAAAGAATTTATGAATATATCTCTTCCTCCCCAACTTGATGTCTTCTGATATGCGCCCAGCGGTGACCCATTTTTGATTACCAGATGACTTTGTTGCAACAAGCCACGGGTGCTCAAAGGATGAGCAAACTTCAGAACCGTCGCTCATAACCAGTCGGATAACGCGTCTCTTCACCGGCATCGCTGTCTTTACGACGGCGTGCTTCATTCTGCGTCTATTTTTGCCAAAGGCTCCTATTCGGACTGGCTCCTCGTCAAAAGCAAGCAGGCCGTCACCTTCCCGCAAATCTCCGGCCGGAACCCACCTCAAGTCTTCAGTTAGGATTCTCTGTTCTGGTGTTGGGCAATAAAATTTCTGACAGTGCCCGGCGTATCGGCACTGCATTGCCAGGCTGTGCGCGATGTCCTCGATGCAGACTTCTTCGGGGCGCAGATCCATCGGCCACGCTTTCAGGCCGGTGTATGTCTGAATGAAGTCGCCCTTGCGGATGTAGTCGTCGAGATCGCCGAAAGTTTCGGTGGCGAGGGCGGCGTCGCATTCCGGCCCGTCATAGGCAAGCGCCGCAGACTGTTGTTCTGCGGTAAGGCCAGCCAAAAACCCGGAGGGCGGCAAGCCGTGCGCGCCCATGCCGGCGATTAGGGCGGGTTCATCGCACTCGGTGACGCGAATCCAGTTGCCGCCGTTGAGGTGCGGGCAGGATTGGAATAAAATGACAAGCTTGTCGCCTTCATCGTCAGTGATTTCGCCGCCAATATCGTCTGCATTTGACAGCTCGTACTTTTTGCTGGGTGTTATATACCCCCGCGCGGGCTTCGGCACGCTTTCCGCGATAACGTATTCCATTGCCAGTCTCTCCTGTTTGTGGTGTGGTGGTTATTCCAGGCGCGCGGTAAGCGCCCGGAGGTATTCCTTGAAAGATTCGCCGTCGCTTTCCTTGATGTCAGCGGCGACAGCCAGCATTGCGCCAGCGGAAAGCTGCGCAATCAGCACGAGGTACAGAAGCGCGAACACAGGCAGCAAAAGCCACGCGACAGCCGCGCGCTTCCATCGGTTTTTAATGCTCCAGATCATGCAGCCACCCTCGCGGCTTCATTGTCATTCGCCGCCCGCCCGAGAACACGCGCAGCGGACAGAACGACACGTCCGTCTTCGCCGTATTTCTTGTGATAGGTGATGACCTTCGCCGATCGCCCCGAAACCCAATTGGATCCGTAGGCATCGGGGGCGGCCAGGGTTTCGTGCTGCTCGACCTTCATCAGGTCGGTGGTGCGCAACTCGTCGGAATGCTTATGGCCAGTGTGTGCATAGCTCATGCGCGTGCGGCCGTAGATTGTTCGGTATTTTGCTACCAGGATCGAATCCACCTTGGCCATGCCGCGTCGATGGCCGTGGTGGTAAAAGAGCGAAACGTCGCCGTGCTCGATGACGGAATACGTTCCGGGGTTGGTGTCGACAGTGACGCGCGGCTCGTCATCATAGAAGGCCGCAAGCATTTCGCGCAGCCAGACCTCGCCGGCCGGGTCGTGGTTGGCGTCGCACATAATCACGTCAACGCGCATATGCTTCTCGAGGAGCATTTCGATAACCGCCCGCACGATGCGAATGGCCGCCCGCACCATCTTGGGATACCGGCTGTCGCTGTCGAGCAGGTGCCCGTGTTCCGGCGTGACGCTCTTGAACGAGTCGTAATGAAGGAAATCGCCCAACTGCGCGAACACGGCGCGCTCTGCGTCCGGTGACTGCCGGATGGCTTGCGCGAACCAATCAAGGATAAGCCGCTCGCCGATCTTGAGGTCGTAGTCGCCCGCTCTCGTTTCTTCGCCCCACGCCAGCGCGCCGAGGTGATGGTCGGTGATCGTGTACTGGTTTAGAAGCTCGCTTTCCGTGTAAGCCGGAGCAGGCACAAGAGATGCGCGCGGCAATTCGTCCTTGAGGCCGTCCAGCGCGGCGCGCATTTTCGCAATCTGGTCTTCCGCGTCCGCACGCGTCTTGACCCATTGCTGAATCGTTCTGCCACTTGCGTCGACGAGCGCCGAAACGCCCTTGACGGAATGGCCCTCCGGCGCCTCGAACTGCCTGCCGATATCGGGTCGCTGCTGAATGAACTCGCGCACGACGTCGCCGTCTGCATTCGTAACGGCTGTCGTTTTGGTCAGCCGGAAGCCGGGCAAGACAGGATTTGTCCCCATGAGCCCAAGCGATGCAGCCCGAGCAATGCTGTCGTTGAACGCGCTGCGGCCGATGCCGAGTGCTTCTGCGGCTTTCCGCCCGCTGCCGTGCTCGCGATAAGCGGCGACGCGGGATTCAAGCTCCTCTCTGGATAGCGCCATTAGGCGAACACCGCAGCGGCGAGAATAAGGATGGCTGCAGCCAACATCAGTGCTTTTATATCTCTCATCTGGAAGACTCCGGCTTATTGATGATTGTTGCGGCGATCGCCAGCCAGCCAAAAGCGACTGCGATCAGTGTAGCGTAAGCGGCGAGAGCGAAGGTCATCGATTGCCCCACATGCGAACTCGCACAGCGACAGAAAATATCGAATTGACCAAGGCTTGAATTAGCGTGACAGACGTATCTACAAAAGCAGATGCAGCCCAAAGCACCATGGCGATGCAGAACACGAGAAGCGCCAGCAAATCCAATAATGCGCTTACCGATTCCGCAATGGCTCGCTTTATCTTGGTCATTTGCGCGCCTTTAAGATGACGCGGTCGAAATCGACAAAGCCACTAATGAAGTAAGTGAATGTGAAAAACGCCCCGACAAGCATGTTCAAGGGGCCGAGCGCGGCAAGCAGCGCCACGCAAACAAGCAGGCTGATATCTATATCGAACCCCCTGCGCCGAAACGAAAACTCAACGGCCAGCGCAGACCCGACCAGACCGCACGCATACCAGGCCAAAATTGTCAGAAAGAGTTCCATGCTACCCTCCAAGAATATGCGGGCATTCGCGCCCGGCTGTCCGTTAGCGCCCGACAGACTCAGGAAGCGCAACACCAAGAAAAGCGTAAATGTCAGGCGCAGTTGTGTAGAGACTCATGAAGTCAGCGTCTGTTCGCATTGCTGTGGTGACGCCGATAAGCTCGAACTTTCCGCCATCAGCAGACTTGCGGAACAGACCGCCGCCAGAGCTCCCCCCCGCGATGTTGACGGTGGCCCTGTAAAAATCTGCACTAGATGTCGGAAGTTCGTTGTACTCGACAGCAATGAAGTCGCCGCGCGTGAACGTCAGCCCGATCGATGCGGGATAACCTGCGGCGATAACAGGGTCGCCCATTTCGATATCGATATCGTCGCCAGCTACGGCGGCCGTGACAGGGAAAAATGTCTGCGTATCCAGAAGCTTCAAAAGAGCCAAATCGCGATTAGAAGAGACGTGGTAGACTTCGGCGATATAACTGTCGCGTTTCACCACGCGGTTTTTCTGGTAGACGGGAATGTCTACGACTGATTCATTCTGGCTCTCGCCGCGAACGCAGTGCTTGGCAGTCAGGACGTAAGTGCCGACGTCGCCGGTCTTCTTGTCGCGGTTGGACCAGATGATGGTACCGCTGCAACTGTGGTTGATCTGTACCGTATGACTGAGAATTTCCGTCTGGATGTCGGACGCCGCAAGCGCCGGCATGGTGAATGCCGCGATCGCGGCGAATGCTGCAATGAAAATGCGTCTCATTCCCGTCTCTCCTTGTGGTGTTTGGTACTCTTGCAACATAGCGTTAACTTAACAAATTTGTCAAGCTTTAATTGTATCGCCGGAATCAAGGCACAAAAAAAGGCCCCGCCGGTTAGGGCGGGGCGTGCTTTTACGTCGATCGAATTCGTTTAGGTGGCGCGTCGTGCAGCCTGTCCAGGCGCTCGTTAAGGTGCTTGAAGTCGGCCTTTATCCCGGCGACGGCGGTGATGATTTCATCCCGCACCTCCCGCAACCCTTGCTTGGTCATATAGGTTTCGGCGACGTGCAGACGGTGCTCGGCGATCATCTGACTATTGACCTCGGCGCGGACAGCTGCCTTGGCGGCGGCCTCCATGGCATCACCTGACGCCTTCGCGGCCGCGTCCCTCGCCTCTTTGGTTTCCTCCTTGATCCTACCCTCTACCCGCCACCAGACGCCGCTGATGAAGCCCAGTATGAGCAAGACGAAGGTTACGCCCTCGACTGTTATATTATTCATGATGGTGCGTCGCTTCCGAATGCGTTACGCTTTGGGGCCAATTGAGCCTCCTGACAGGTTCGGTTGGTAGTGGCGGCTCGACCCTCACAATCGGGCCGCCACGCTATTCATTTGCGTGCGCGAAGGGCGGCGGATATTGTTTGCGCCGCACCCATGCCAGCGCCGGTGTAGAAGATATTGGCGAACACGATGTCGGCATATTCTTTGAGCTGCGGCGGGAGTGCCGCGACGTCAGGAAGAGCGCCGTTGAACAGGCTATCCATGTAGCCCCACCCGGCCCACATCGAAGCAGGAACGGAAACGATCAGCCAGGGGATCCAGAATGCTTTGTGCTGCATCCCCTCTTTGATAACAGATGCCGACTCGGCGCGCGAAGCCATTGCGGCCTCGATCGATTTTATTTGAACCGTGGCGGCAATGCGCTTGTCTTCTGTTTCGCCCTCACGCGCCGTCTTGTAGGCATCGGCAAGCTGTCCGACGAGATCGCCTGTGATCCAGCGTATAATTGCCGTCCACATCAGACGCCAGCAGCCCAGAGTCCGCAGGCGGACAGAAGACCGCCTGCGACCATAACGCCACCGATAACCACTCCGGCCGGCCTTCCTCTAGCCGGGACGGTTGTGTGGAGCGCGGCGAGATATGAAAATAAGCCGATGCAAGAGCCGGCGGCCGCGACGAGTAACGAAAAAGCGACTAGGCCCGTCATGATTCCACCTCGTTCTTTGCTTGATAGACGCCGAACGCGGTTAATGAGGAGACGATCAGATCGAGCACGACGGAATCCAGGCCGAGGACCTGGACATCAAAATAGCGCAGCGCCATAAGCGCCGAAACGCCCATAATCGCCGCGATTAGCTTGCGGTACTTTTTCATTTTCCGCCCCTCAATAGCTTGACAAAAAAGTCGATGATTGCCGACATGATGCCCTTAGAGTTCGCGGCTTCCTGATCGGGAGTTTTGGGCGCCTTTGCGTGCGTTTCTTCCTTTACGGGAAGTCGCCCGTAATCCGCGCCGCGCAGCGCGCGCTCGAACTTGATCGCGTAACCGGCAATCAGTGCGGCCTTGTCGAGGCCATTCACGACACGCCTTGCGTTCTTGTAATCGGCCTTGCCAGGGCGGATGTAGTCGCCAAGCTTTTTGCCTGTCCACCAGCCTTCGCGGTTGCCCAGAAAAAGCGAATGCGCCGAAATGAACGGGTCGCCGCGCTTTCCGGGATTTGCGACCAGATCGACGCCAAGCCCGAAAACCTGGTTGAGCCGCTTGGTCGCCTTTGCGGCATTCGCGCGGCCTGTATTCTGGACGTCGCCCTCGCCGCGATAGCGGTAGCCGTCGCCCTTTTGCGTATTGCCAAGAATCTTGCCGAGTCGCGTTCCTGGCTCGTACTTGTTGAAATACGAACGCCCGCCGCGCTCCGTGATCGGCTGCATGGTCCGGCCTGTTTCATGGAATGAAGTTGCCAGATTGTAAGCCAACTCCTCTACGCAGTCGGTGGCCGCGTAGTATTTTTCCCATGTATCGAGCAGCCGATTGAGTCCATTGACCTGGCTTTGCGAAAGCCCGCCGCCGAACATCGGCCGCACTGCGTCAAAAAACGCCTTGCGGTTCATAAATCACCTATTTGTTTTGGGAGTCCCACCACCGGACAATTGTCTCGCAATGGCGTGTTTCGGAAAGCGCCCAATTAACGAAGCGGCAGAGCCGACATTGGCAGCCCCACCGCTTCGCAGCGCGGACGCAGAGATACGATCCCCATTCGCCGCCAGTTGCCACGCTCAAGACTTGGGAAAGAAATGCGAATATTGCGCGCATGTCTTTCTCCTGTGGTGAAGTTCAGCCCATCAGGGCGTCACTGGATGCGGCGCTATCGCGCCAGATGATCAGCGCGAACCATGCCGGGATTGAACGGGTGCAGAAGATCTTCGGCCTCGGCCATGATGATCTGCTCGCAGGCATGCTTTGGGTTGGTCAGATCGAAGCCGCTGAGATCGGCGATTGAAAAGCGCCACCACTTGGTCTTGAGCAAAAGCTCGATAATGTCTTCTGAAAACCTGTAGCGGACAACGCGTGCCGGGTTCCCGACAACGATTGCATATGGCGGCACATCGTGGATGACGTTCGCCATGCCGCCAATGACCGCCCCGTCGCCCACCGTCACGCCGCTGCGGATGAAGGCCCCGTATCCGATCCACACATCATTGCCGATGCTGGTGTGCGGAAGTGCAGCGTCGAAGTGCCGTATTGGGCCTTCCCTTCCAGAAAGTTGCCGATGCCAGTCAAACAAGTTTGGGTTCTCGACCAATGAACTGGTTGAAAGCCACTCCATGGCATGTTCATTTGAACCTATTACTGATCCAGGCGCGATTGAGCAGTACCTCCCAATTGTTGCATGCGCCACCAAGCCAGGCCCGTGCAACATTGAAAAGGCGCCCACCGTCACAGGTGTGTCCCACCTTATGTCCTTCGCGGTGCGAGATGGCGGTTCAGCCCAGAACTTATCACCTTGGCCTTCCGGCGGGCGGCTAACGACGGTTACTAAATGCTTCGACATAATTCGACCTCGCCAGAATTCAGTACGCCTTCACGAGGCTACCGAACTCTAGTTTCAAGGTCAAAACCTCTCAACTGTACGCGTTACGTCGTGCCATCTGTAATAAGCCCAAGCGCTGCCAGTTTTGTAAGCAAGTCGGCCAACGCGGCATTTCCCCCTTTTGACCCGGTTATGGTCGGCTTAGCCTGCGGATTAGTTCCATAAAAGCCCACGCCACTGGCGTTGACTTGCACTTTTGTATTGCCGGAGCTGTCCTGAAGCCGCACGACACCAGTGCCTTTCGGCCGGACGGTAATATTTATGTTGGTGGCATCGCCTCCAGCATATAGGCCAACATCAGAACTTCCTGAATTTGCACCGCGGAGTTCCAGATAGCTGCCAGGGCTACCGCTATCTCCGGAGCCGAAAACGCGGAAATACCCCTTAAGCGTCCGGATGCGGGCATCGGACGAAACAGGGCCCTTGATCCATTCATAAGATCCCGCATTTGCATGCGCCCCGAATGTCTCGGAGCGCGGGGTGTAGACCTGACCGTTGAAATTGCAGTTCGACAGATCGATGTCGCCATTGAGCGAGCTCGTGGCCCATTCGATAACGCCAGTAACGAGCATCCGCCCAGGAGAGCTTGACGTGCCGGTTCCGAATATGCGTCCAGCGATATTGCGAGGCGACCCGCAATTAAGGTGCACGTTCGACATCGTGACCGTGTTAGCCACGCCAGACGTGTTGATGACAGACCCCGTGTAAGTCCCGCCAGGGCTGTTGAACCTCAGGCCATCAACAAGAAGTTCTTCGTTGTCGTTGTTGATGTAGATGAGATCCGTTCCGTTCTCGAAGTTGAGATCAAGCCCCCATCCCTTATGGAACTGCACATCGGTGAGGACGATTGCCGGGCCGTCCGGACTTGCGGCATAACAACCGATAAACTTGTGGTTGGAATAGCCTTCGCCCATGTACTCGATAGGCGAGCCGGTAACCTGCTTTCGGAAATCGCACCCAATGAAGATTGCTTCATTGAAGCTGTGGAAGCTGGGGGAAGGATGATCGGACTCGATGAAGGCGCTGGTGACATCTTCGAGATTGGCAGCATCCTGAATTACTGAACGTGCTGAGCTATTGTTGTACCTGTTGTAGAAACGGCAATGAAGATAGGTGCAAACCTCAGGCCCGAACGCATAGTATCCAGCTCGGCTGAATTGCCCGTTAAACAGAACATTGCTGAACAGGAATTCGCCGACATTGTCTCCCGCCGCCACGACACTACCGGCCTGGATGCCGTAGGTAGGCACATCGATATCGTCGCCATCAATTTCAATTCCCTCGATGTTGTAGTAGCGAGATCCATAGAAATCCAGACCGGGCCCACCGTTGACAGCCACCCTAATTGTAGCGCCGGCTCCACGAATGCCCCACGAGTTGGCTTTGATACCAGTGAGATCCACAGTATTTTCGATACGATAGATCGCTGGCGGAAAGCGAATGACGGGGGCCCACTGCTCCGTCGTAAGCGCTGATATCTGACTTTTCAGGTAAGCCGCCGCAGCGTTGATGGCGGCAGAGTCATCAGTCGTACCATCGCCCGTCGCACCGAAATACTTGACGTTGATTTCCTCGCTTCCGCGACGGACCCAGGCACCGCCCGCACCATCGACATCAGGAGAAACATAAACCCCGCCAATTGGGTCTACGTGCTTCTTCACGGTGAAGTTTGTAGTCCCGGTCAGGTCAACGGCAGTGCCCGCGCAGGCGTTGGCAAAACTGGTTGCCAGCTTAAAGTTATCGGCATCTACTCGGATGATGTAGTAGAATTGCTCTGCCGTCAGGCCGTTCACGCTTGTCGTAGGGTAAACGGATGTGCCAGTCGTCAGGCCATGCGCCGTGCTTGTTGCTGTTTCCGTCGTGCTGTTGACCGCCGTTGTCGTGACCGACGACGGCGTCAGGACTGACGAAAGATCCGATGCATCCCACTCCCATACGCTTCCACCAAAGATAGCGAATGGATCCACCGCTCCATCCAAAGCCTTAAGAGCTGTACGGGTGGAGACATAGGGTGCGGCCCCGACATCGGATGCCGCCAAAACCACAACGCCGGTCTGGCCGTTCACACTTGCGACGGCAACGCTGCCAGGCTCCCCGGCAAGATTGATCGTCCAGTCGGCAAGCGTGCCCGACCCGCCGACGATATCCACATTGAGTTCCAGCGTCGTGCCGGAATAGGCGGTGACGACACCCTCCATGAAATTGGCGCCATCGGCATCGGATGCCGCCCGCAACCGCGCTCCAAGCCCCCAGCCACGGTTCGTTTCAGCGATGGTGAAAGTCTTCGTGCCGGTGCCGATCGCAAGCGACGTGGTGGACGTTCCGACGACATCGGACGAGCCGGGCGCGCCATCCACCCCATCGGCACCATCAGCCCCGTCCGCCCCCCGCAGATCCCCGGTCGAAAATCCGAGCCCGTCATCCGAGGCGAACGTGACGACGCCCGTCCCGGCATTGTAGGCCCCACCGGTCCAGCCAAGACCATCGATTCCATCCACCCCATCAGCCCCATCAGCCCCATCCTCCCCCGCATCACCCCTTTCCGCGAAACGGAACACGCACGCATCCTCATCGGCCAGCGCCATGGATGCCGCATTCTCCCAGGTGGCGTCGTCCAGCGTGATCTGCAGCCAGTCGCCATTGTCGGTGATGGCCGTTGCCAGCACCTCGGTCGTCACCCCGCCTTCGGCAATCACGATCCGGCATTTGTGTGTCGAGGTGGAGAGAAAGCGCGAGACGAGAAAATCGGACTGGTCGTCGCCATTGGCATCGAGCGCCGAAATGCCGATGGCCGTCGCGCTGCCTAGCGTCGAATTGTTCGCCCGCCAGGTCCCTGCGCCGGGGTCCGCCATGGTGGTTCCGTCGTCGAATGCGAAGGTGTAGGAGCCGGCAAAGCCGAGAATGGCCCGGCCCGCCTCGGCGTCCGGCGCCTGGTCGAAAGACTTGCCGAAGGTGGAGTGGACCGGAAGATTGTCGAGCAGGATCGCGATCTTGTTCGCGTTGAGCGCTGTCTGCTGCTGGATGGCCTCGGCCCGCCCGATGACATAGTCAAGCCCGCTGTCCGTCGTGCCGGGATACGGCTTCACGAGGGTCAGCGACGTGTCGCTCTCCACCGAGGCAATCGGCAACGGCACAATGTCCGACCCCGTATCGACATACAGGACAGAGCTTTCCGCCACGAGCGAGGCCTGGAAGCTGGTCAGCGTGCCGGTCACGGTCGCGGAGCCGTTGGTGACGGCAATCGTGCCGCCAGTCACATATTGTGTCATGGGAGTTCCCTAGGTTGGGATGCCGAAAACGTAGTAGCGGAGACCGACCACCGGATACGGGTCGTTCTTGATTGTCCCACTGCCGGGGCGATACTCGATGATGCGGCCCCGGAAGGTATAAAACCGGATCTGCGTGGAACTCCGGAGCGTGCAATAGGTCGTGTCGCCACCGAGCCTGGCGAAATCGCTGCCGGTGTTGTTGATGCGCTTCCGCACAATCGGTGACCGGGCGAAATACATCCCGGAAGGGCCATCGCAGTAGACGGTGAACTTGACGAAGGGAAAGAGCCCGCGCGGATTGTCGAACGTAACGTTGTATTCTTCGTCCCCGATATCGACGTCGATAAAACCCTCTTTCAGGATCGGGATGCTCGGCCATCTGCTGTCGATGACGATGTCGGCCAGGTTCGGCGTCGGCCCGGCGCCGGGGCGGAGGATCTGGAAAACATCCTCGCCGTCTATGTTGATCTTCCGGAGCACATCGTTGGTGCCCGTTGTCGGGCGCTCCGCATCTGTCGCCAGCACCATATACCTGACCCGGAAGTTGCTGCCGGTGTCGTTGTAGAGCGTGACCGTTGAGCCGGAGATCGTGTACTCGAAGTTCCAGGCGTCATCGATGTGGAGATTGTAGGGGAACGGAAACGTGATCGTTGACTTGTAGACCGCCTGCTCTACAGCGATGGTGTCGTTGAGAGTGACGCCGCATTCGATATCATAGGTGCTGTGGGCAGGCACCGAGACGTCGCCAGCCGCAATGATCTTTGCCGGGCGACGCGAGGCGGCAAAGACAAGCTGCTCGAAGGTCGCCGTATCGACGTCGTGGCCCTGCCGTGCGATCTTGAACTCTGTCGGCGTGATGCTGATGGCCGGGACACCCTCGGTGCCCGTGATCGGATCCGCAATCGCCAGCGGCGTGTCGTCGCCGGGAAGGTTCCAGACAACTTGAGACTGATCGTAACGCGGATCGCCAGGGAGCTGACGGGCAATGCTTCCGTGGGTCACTGAGGCGATATCCCTTATGACCATCGGGTGGCTGAAAAGCGGAACCCTGCACCGCATGGCTCCGGTTGCAACGACTGCATTGGCGGGGAAAATCTGGAACGCAGGGGATCCAACTCTCGACGTGTAGTTATCCACCTCCACTTCGCCGACCTCAAGCGTAGCGCTGGTGATGATGTAAAAATCACTGTTCCAAGTCGCAACGTTCGCATACCTACCGGATGCGGTGAGCCGGCACACATCCGACATCATGGGGCAGTCATAGGCCAGGTTGTCGAAATATCGGGTGCTGTAATACGTAAACCCGTATGACAGCTCGGTGCCGCTGAGAACCTGCCTTTCCGTCGCCCGCTCATAGGTGTATTCGTTGGAGGTTGGAGGAGAAAAATAAACCCTACTGACTGGCCCGCCATTGAGATTGAACGTTACCGGCGCACTCCATTCCGCCGGATCGAGCGAGGCCCCCGAGACGGGAAGGGTGATATCAACGATCTCCGCGAGCGCGCCGTCCTTGCTGTTATAGGCAAACTTCTCGCGCTCGCTGTCCGGCGTTGTTGCCGCATTGTCGGCGCTGTCCCGCGTAATCTTCAGGCACGGCACGCCCTCGTAATCCAGCCCGATGAACATTTCCGGCATCACGTCGAAATCCTTATGCCTTCCGCCCCTGAACCGAAATTACCGATCTTGGTCTTGCCGGTAGAGGTTTCCAGGATGCTGTCGAGGATAGCGGCCCCCATGCGGGCGACCTGCAGTTTGAGTTCGCCACTCTCGAACACGAGCGGAAGGTTTTCCGTGCTCCCGTCCGTGACGACGAACTTGTCGGCATTCACCACAATCTGCGAATAGAGCACGCCTTCGACGGACTTGACCTGAAACTCCATCCCGGCTTCCTCGAAGTCGTCCTCGACGCTTGCGCGGGCGTAGAGGATGATCCGGGCCAGAACTTCGCCCGCACCCGCCTGCGCCTGAATACTGAACAGCCCCTGCGCAAGCAGGTCTCCAAGTGATGCCGAGACGGACGTGATCTGTTCGGCAAGGGCGAGGTCGGCCGATGCCCTGACGTTCGTTTCCTGCCTCACCAGAGCCACGGCACCGGCGACGGCGGCAAGCGTGTCCTGGATGCTGCTCTGGTTGGAGAGCTGCCCCTGGGACGACGAGGCCGCCACATCGGTCAGCGTCGCGCGCACATCATCCAGCAGGGCGCGGATATCGACAATCGAGCCGTAGACGTCGGTCTGCAGCTCGCCAAGCGTGACCTCGACGTCGCGGGACGGTGCTCGAGGCGTCTCCACATCGATCGGCGTTGTCTGGCTTGTCTCACGGGCTGGGTCCGCAACGATCTGGTGCCAGACCTCATATTCCGTTTCCGAGACGATACCCTCGGTCAGCAGCGCGATATTAGTGCCGACCTTGATGACCTTCGAGAATGTCGGTCCCGGCCCCGCCTTGACGCGCCAGAAGACGATGATCTCCGCCACGGTCGGATCGCTCGGCGCCGACCAGCTCACCCTGATCATGGGGTAGACCAGACCGTTGGCGCCGGCACCGATGACGCCCGTCGCGGTGAAGTCCACGAGCTGCTGCTGATAGACAGCCTGCCCCGGAGGCACCGGAACGGTCGGAACGATGACGCCAACCTCCTCGTAGATGTCTCCACTGCGCTCCTGCAGGGTCAGCGCAACTGTACGCGGCTTGTCTTCATCAAGAGACACCACGGACATGTCGGTAACCATGAATGTGCGCGAGCCATAGCGAGTCGAGCTCCAGACTATCCAATCGCCAGGCTCCAGCACCTGCCAGCGTTGGCGAACCATGATTTGCGCCGTAGCTTCAAAGCGGTTTTCGCTGAAATAGACGGATGCCAACTGAGATGCTTGCTGCAAATACGGAACTGTGTCGAAGTTCATATCGACATCTTTTGAGCGTCGATCTACAGCCACCAGACCCGCATCCGTGGCGCGCTTGTACCCGCTCGGCGACCAGATATTGTCCGGGTCCGGGAATGTCCCGGAAACAGAATTGACCAGCTCGTTCGCAGGGCGCTTGAACTGAACCTGCACAGGCTCGCCGACGATGAGATCGTCATCCGTCAGCGTAGCGACAGTTGCCTGGTCTGTCCCGACTATAGGCCAAGCACCATCGACCCCATGAACAGCCATGCCGCCGCAACTGCGCATCAGCGCGTCAATATTGTCGCCATGCTGGGCGTTGCAGTTGATCCCGGCGGCGCAGCGGTAGCGCGGTGCGGCATTGAAAAGCTCGTCGCAGATGTTAGCGGCAACTGAATAGCGATCCAGCGGAAGCCTTGAGGACTCCTCAAACATGCCACAAAATTCGTCGTCGTTGACCGACAGCCCGCGGCGGTATGCGTAGTCCATCAGGATCGGGTTTTCGGTGAACTCCCATGTGTCGGGATCGGCCCAGCGATGATCGCCCGAACCACCGACCGTATCATCCTTGCGCCAGTCATAGAGCTTGGCGCCCTTGCCTTCGAAGAAGAACTGGACGGTCTGGCCCAGTTTTTCCCGGTTGTATGACAGCCTGCAGATGACGTAGCAGATGCCGACGCCCTTGTGGTCTTCGGTCCACCGGCTATCGGGATTGGCGCCATCGATCAGGGTGCTGTCTGCTGCGGTCTGCGTTCCGTCAACGAACTTGATCTTGATGAGGTCGCCATAATCTCCATTGGTGACTGTGCGGTATCCGTTCGAATCCGTCGATGACAACGTCGCCGGCTCTCCATCAATCCAGACCTTATCGAGCGATGTGCACGGATAATCCGAAATCGTGAAGACCTGTTGGAGATACTTGTTCGTGTTGCCATAGGTGTTGGCGTAGGTGTAGTGACCAGCGATTCCCCACCGACCCATCCGCACGATGCGATCCTGTCGACCACCGTATTGCGTGTCGAGCTCGACGCCGCTGATCTGCTTCTGCTCAGGGCGCCCAGTGAGCGCCTGAACGGCCAGATTCAGGCCGATAGACAGCAAAGCCTTGCCGAGGAATCCGAGCCCACCTATAAAAGAGCCGACGGCCCCGACGACGGTTCCGACGAAGCCGACAATCGCACTGATAAAAGGCATTTAGCCCACCTTGAAAGCTGTCTCGATGGCTGAGAGGGGAAAATATTCGAGGCTTGAAAATTCGATGCCTGTGGCGTCGGATTCCCCGTAAAGCGTCTTGACGGCAACGCCGGCAGAGGTGACTACGCCACAGCTCTCGATCTTGCCGCGCTTGATGACGGCAAGATCGCCGCGCTTAGCGCCTAATTTATTGATTGGATCGAGAGTGGACGCCAAAGCCTCCCCTACGGTCCTAAAGCCATGCCTGGAAAAAAGCCGATAGCCGCCGCGCTCAGAGCGATAGCACCTTAAATTCGGAAGCAATTTATCGCCCGTCACGGCCTCGTATGCGTCGGTGGCAAATATCCAGCAATCAGAGACGCCCCATTCTCCTGGCGCGTCCCTGTGCTTCTCCACGACTGCGTTAAGGCGGCGCTGCCAACTTGGGCGGCGCGACGTCACTTCTTCCCCCAGTCCAGTTTAACGCGCCCCGTCGTCCCCGTGTGCTCGAAGAAGAGATCCCCCGTTGCGCGTCGCTCCTGATCCTCTGTGGTCCTGATGCGGCCGTTCGTGCGGCTGTAGTCGATTTCGCGACCTTCGCACTCAACAGTCATGAGATACCCGCTGTCAGGATCTTCGTCGTGGACAATGCGGTTTATGTATCCGCTTTTTTGTGGTATAGGATTGCCGAGTATTGCATGCGTATCGGGGTGCTGAAAAAGATCATAAATCGTCACTGGACGATCGCGATAACCATAGCTTTCAATCTGCACCAATATTTCCGGCGTGAGTCCATCATCCGGACTTTCGGCAAGGACAAGAGAAAAGCCTGACGCCGCAGTCCCCGTCGTGTGGGGTAGCGACGAAACTGAAATCATGCCTTTTGGCATAGGCTTGTACAGGACACCTTCGTACGTATACTCGACGTTCCTGCGTATAAAACCGTAACTACCCTCGGCAAGATCAAACCTGATCATTCCGACGTACTTCATGCGACCTTCGTCCAAAAGATCACCAATCTCACTGTTGAAGCTGCGCATTAACGCGACTCCTCGAGCGAGAAGGAGCACCTGAAAAGCCCGGTTCCGGATACTTTGAAACTACCCGGCACGAGGCGCATCAGAAGCGGCGGCGATATGAACGAAACGACCGTACCGCTAACCGCCAGGTCTGACGGCGGCGGCGGCTCAACAGTAATCGTCGCCGTGGTGCTGGCGATCGAATACTCTGTCACGCGCGACCAGTGGTAATGCGTATTCAGGAGGCCTATCATGTCGCCTGGAGCAAGGTTCAAAGCGGCTGAAACCGACGCAACAGTGAGCACGTTTCCGCCAGACACAGACGAGATAAGCCCTGTATCTTCCGCCGGCGTGGGGTCGGCCTGATGATTCTTTGGACGGCAACGGTGCGGGTTGCTAAACAGCACGTATTTCAACCCGCCGCGGAGAGACATTGCCCACGCCTCGACTGCGTCCTTTTCCGCCATTCGAAGCGGCTTAGTCTCAAGGTCTACCGTCCAGAACGGGTCGCCGATCTCGCTTCTTTCACTTGTTCCGGAGCCGGTTCTCGCAGCCTTAACCTGCTCATTGAGAGCAACGTCAACGCGCGAGTAACCGACGTCCGGGATAGCCCGCGGGAACGTGATTGCCATTTTTAAAATTTCCCTAGGTTGGGATGCGGCGGATTCGCGCGTCTTTCATTGTCGACACGATCTTTCCGGGCAGCTCGGCACGAAGTCTGCTTACAGCAGCCTCAACTCGAGCAAGGCCAGCAGCGTCGGCGCCAGTGGCGTCGATGTTGATAGGCATGGCAACAGAAACACCGCCGCCATCGCCCTTCATGACGCCTGCCGCAGAGCGGGAAAGCTTCGTGTGGTCGATTATGCTTTCGTTCGGATGCAGGACAGCCGGGAAGCCGCCCTTGCCGTCGACGCCGCCAGTGCGGGCACCAGTTCCGGTAAAACCACCGCCGTCATAAGAGAAGAGGGTTGGAGAAGGCCCAAAGCCTCCAAGCAGGCCTCCAAGAAGGCCGCCAAAGCCTCCTCCGCCGGCAGAGTTTACCTGAAATATGGCGTCCAGAACCTCGTTAAGAAGCTTGTCCGCAATTTTCTGGAGAGCACCAGCAAGGGCGTCTGCCGCGCTTTTCCCTCGGAGAAGGTCACTTATGAAGCCTTGCGTCACATCGCGACTGAACTCTGCGCTTTCGCGCACCCTGTCCTGACTTTCTGCAAGCTTTTCGGCATCGACGCTCGCCTGCGCGTAACTGGTCGCAAGCTGGTCGATATTGGCCCGAAGTTCCGGAGTGACATCAAGACCGGCCTTCTGCGCGGCCGTTAGAAGATCATGTACGGCATTCGCCTTCTCAACCGCAAAGCCGTAGTCGTCAACCAGTGGGTTGAGGCCAGCCATCGCAGCGGTTTCGGCCTGAATGGCAGCGGTGCGTTCCTTGATCTGTTCAATTTCGCGCTGGTAGTCGTCGACCTTGGACTTGCCGCCGCTTTTTTTCTTGCCTGGAGGAGGCGCGAAATCAGAGAGAGAAACCGGCTCGACTGTTGCGCGGCGTTTTCCACCACGGCGAGGGCCGCCGGACGGAGTGTAAGCATACTCGTCCGGGACAGGCCCGACACCCTCCACGACACCTACGCCGGAGAATGTGTCCGGCATGTCGGGAGTGGCTGCCTGCAAGCCAGCAAGGGCGGAGCGAATTTCGGCAATTCTGGCGAGTGCTTCGGTGTTATCGAACCCAAGGCGCGTATTAAGGGCAATGCGCTCCTGAAGGGTTTCAACCTCCTTCTCGAGCGCGCGGGTTTTGGCTTCCGCCTGCTCCTTGTCGACATTGATGACAAATCCATCACCGTCGACGACGCCCATTGCCTGATTGAGTTTCAGGAAGACGTCAGAATTTCCTATATCGGCGAGGAACGTGTCAAATTCAGACTTGGCGTCACGCAGCGCCTGAATGAATCCACCAACGTCAAAGCCGTTTATCGCGTCAGCCGCTGTATTGATGGATCCTGCAAATTTTTCGCCAGCGCCGGTCGCGTTATTAAATTCGCGGGCCGTCTTGAGGAGCGCCGTCTGAAGGTTTTCGCTAGCCTGCGCCAACGTGAAGGTGGCCTTCGACGCCATTTGGTCAAGGATCGGGGAACCGGCTTCGAACGCACGGAAAAATGCCTCCGAAGAAACCTTGCCGGACTTCACCAGGTTGGTGAGTGCACCGACCGAACCGCCGGCTTCTTTCAGTCCCGCTGCAACAGCGCGCAGGATGGGTGTGGCGCCTTCCTGCAGCGAGTTGTATTCTTCCGCTCTGACGACGCCCGTACTTAGCGCCTGTCCGAGCTGCAATAGCGCGCCACGCGCAGCTTCCGCAGACTGACCAGAAACGCGCAAGGAGACGCCAACGCGATCGGTAAACTCAATGAGCTCCTGCTGCGTTACGCCAAGTTCTTTCTGAACCAGAGACGCACGGCTGTACAGCGTGACCATCGCTTCAAGCGGGGCGCCATTCTTCTGAGCTGACGCCGCCAACTGATCAAAGGTGTCGTTCAGTTCCTTGCCGGAAAGGCCCGCCACCTTGAGCGCGTTGTCAATTCGCGTGGTGGCTTCGGAAAGGTTCTTGATGCCCCGGAGCGCCTGATAGCCAATAAAGCCACCAGCGAACGCCCTGGCCATGAACGAAAACGAGCCACCAACGTCCTTGCTCATCCGTGCGAAGCGGCCCTCAATGCGCTTCGCCTGCCTGTCGGCCGTGCGGGAAGCTGCCGCCATCTGCTTTTCAAATTTCGCCTGGCTAACTTCCAGGCGAACAATCAGTCGCTCAATCTCGTTGGCCATCTAGAACCCCTCGATTCCCAATTCCGACAGCCGTTCGTCGGCGATATCGCTGGGCTTCTTTTTCTTGGTGCCGTTGGCCGTCTGCCATCCGTCGACGCAGGCCATGAATTCCCACGGGCTCATCTGGTCGACTTCGCGAGGCGTGAAGCCTACGGCTGCGCCAGCTCCGTAGAAGGCGGAGAACTTCCATCGTCCTCGCGGGAGTGGGCTGGCGTCTCCGCCCCCGCTTGGTCCTCCCCCACTGGATCGTCATCCACGCCATAGAGCGCCGACATGAGGATCGCCGTCGCCAGTGGAACGGATTCCATCAGCGGGCGACCCTCGACGTGAAGCTTCACAAGTCGGTTGACTTTTTCGCGCTCGGCTTCGGCCCCGAGTAGTCCGTGACGGATAACCTCGACAACATCGTCGACGCGCCATTGACCGCTCGAAAGTCGCCCCAAGATGTACGCCGGACCCGCGTCGCATTTGTCTTGAACGGCGCGCAACTGGCCGAACGGCAGGGAGAATTCATGCTCCCCGCCGGCCCAAGTCGTCGTGAATTTCATTAGGAACCCTTAGCGGTCCTGGTCGGCACGCCGTCGAACTGAAGTTCGATTTCAGAAGTCACCTTCTGGCCCTTGGTGCGGCTGTTGTTGAGCGTCACCAGAAGCGCCGGACCTTCTTCGATAGTGGTGTCGGCAGCAACGCCGTCCGCAGCGGCCTTGGCGTTGCGCAGGCGGGTGGAAAGCGTCGAGCCGGAATACCACCAGTCGAGCATTTTTTCGTGGCTGGAAAGCGCCCAAACGCCGGAGCCTGAAATCGTGACAGTCTGCGAACGCACGGCGCGCTCGATCGCCATCGGCAGGCTCTCGTCGTCGCAATCCGGGATTTCGGTTTCGTCGACGTTCGACTGGCGGGTAACGCTGACGTCGGTGACACCGCAGACGGGCGTATAGGTGCCGGAAGACGGCGTGAATTCGACCTCGAGGATAAGCTCCTCGTACTTAGCTGTAACGGCGCGTGCCATGCTTTATTCTCCGAATGTGGTGGGGCGGGCTTGGTCGGCCCTTTTGGTGTTGGGCATTACGCCCCGTTATCCGGCTCGTCGCCGTCTTTGGCTGTCCGCGCTTCTTTCGCGCAACCAGCCTTCTTTGCCGCGGCCAAAACGGCGCGCGTCACTTGCACTGGCGCATCGCTTGCCGGGTAGTGCTGGCAAACGGCTGACGCCGGGCGAAAATCGTGGTCGTAAGACTTTGTGAATATAGCCCAAGCCATCAAGCAGTCTCCACGCGCGACTCCACCGTGACGATCGAATGGCTTGTGATGCCGTCCGGGTCGTCGAGGTGTCGCACTGTCAAAACGCGCATTTCGAAAAGCGCGTTTTCGGTTAGCTCGCCTGCGTATTCGTGCAGAGATTTGCGGATTGCGTCGGCTATCCGCTTCGCCTCTCGCTTGCCGCCCTGGTATTGCGACCAGACGTCAATCTGCAGCGTCTCGACAAAGCCCGTAACGCACTCGTCGTCGTCCTCGACCTGATCGGCAGGCCCGAAACTGGCGTAAGGGTGCACGACATTTTGCGGCGTCCTATCGTATATGCGGCCTGCGATTTCCGCATGCACGTTTGGATCCGCGACAAGCCTGTCGTAGATTAGTTTTTGCAGCTCTTCTGATGCGCTCATTTCTTGATCCCTGCGGACTTAAGCGCCTTGTTGATTTCGCGCGTGTTGCGCGATTTCACCCGCTTCTTGAGGGCGCGATATGAGGGGTAGAAGAATGGGTATGGCTTGGCGTGCTTGGTGCCGAATTCGACAAAACCGACGTAATAGGCGTCTGCCGCGCCAAGCGACTTGTCCCGCGTGCCAGCGAAAATCGTAATGTACTCGTCGCCCTCTCGAGGGTTTTTGACCGTGCCAAGCGTCAGCGCGCCTTTAGGCGCGTCTCCCCACGTCCACCCGATGCTAGCCGCTAGTGCGCCTGTGTCGCGAGGCACAAGCGCACGCATCATCGTGACGATCTCGTTCGCACCTTTTTCAAGCGAAGCTCGCGCCGCCTTGCGAACTGCGTCAGGAATTGTTACGGTCAACTTTCGCTTTAATCTGTCGAGACCCTGAATAGCCATGCGCAAGTTCTTCTTTCTGCCGGCGCTTCTTGTCATCGTCATTACCGCCTACAGCGGCGGAAGCGATAAGCCCGGAAGCAAATCCAGCAACTGCAGCGACACGACCGCGTTCGTCATGTCGCAGAAATTCGTGCGCCGCGCGCTCAAGGCGCCGTCGACGGCAGAATTCCCGTACATGTCAGACGATGGCGTAATGGTCTCAAAGCAGGGTAACTGCCGGTTCACGGTTCACGGCTACGTCGACGCGCAAAACGGCTTCGGCGCGCAAATTCGCACGCGCTACATGGTCGACGTGTCCGCCGATGCAGCCGGCAAGAGTTGGTCGTCGAGCAATCTGACGCTGTTCTAGCCCGCCGTCCCGATCGCCACACCGCTTTCCGCAGTCAGTTCGCGGTGTCGCCTGTCGTCACTGAGCACGACGGAGCGGATGTTGAACACCTCGCCAGTCCTCACATCTCGAGCGCGCCAGGTTCCGTCGACGTTCGCCGCCTTTGCGTGTTCGCGGATAGTGATGACGGTCGGCTGCTTGCCGGCTAGGCGGCCAGCCATGACGGTTTCTCCGCCGCGCAGCCTCATATAAGACGCGCGCGCACGAAATCGCTCAGACCAGCCGTTGACTGTGCCGCCATAGCCGTCCGGAACCGAGGGTGGCTCGTCGAACGCCACCAACTCGTGCAGTGGTTTATGCTTCACGCCGAACCTCCAAGTCTATTAGGCAAGCTGGACGTTCGGCGCGACGATCTTGATGTCAAGAACGCTGGTCGAAAGGCCGATGCCGATGATTGCCGGGTAATCGCCGGAAGCAACATCTGCCACAGGGCAAATTGCACCTGCGGTCCCCGACAAATAATAGGCGACGCCTGCTGCAATAGTCGCGCCGATTGTAATCTGCCCGCTCTCCTGCACGGCAAGCGGCTGCCCGTCGCTGGCGCCGTTTAGCGCGATGCCGCCAGGCGCGCGAACAGCGGCCGTGGCCGAGTCCGTGTCGGCAAGCAGCCATCGGCCAGTCGTGGTGGAGTCGAGGTAAACGACCTGCCCTGCCGTGATGGTCTCGCCTGCTGTTCCGTGAGTGATTTTCGCATTCGCGCCGCTGACGACGTTCGCCGCGGTGATTGTAAGGTCGGCCATGATATTCTCCGGTAATTATCTATGCGCTAGGCCGAAGCTTCGCTGTGGTAAAATGCGGAAATGCTAAAGTCGTAGTTTGCGGCTGCACGCGTCCAACTCAAAACGACATCGCCGACTCCCGGCACCACGCTTGCGGCGCCGTTTGGGCTTTCTAGGCTGGCACCAGTATTGATCGCTGTTATTCCTGTCGCGTTCACGCCCTTGACGCGATTGGCTACGCCGTCAACGACACCAAGCTTGATCTGTGACGGCGAATAGTTTCTGTCTCGCTCGATATGCTGCTCATTCGACTTGTCAAAGCGAACGCCCTGCACATACGTCACGTCTGCACTCGTGCCGTCGACGCGCGTTATGACACCAAGCCGAACAGACCCCGTGGAGTTAGTCGCCCGATCGACTTGGAAATATGTGGCCGTAAGGTCAATTCTGCCTGTTCGGTCGTGCGGAAAATTTGCGGTGTCCGATATATCGATCAGAATACCGTGGCCGTCTGCAGCAACATCTTGCTTGGCAAACGCGACAAGCGCGTTTCTCTCTCGCTCCGTGACGGTGACAAGCATCTCGTTGTCATCAGAAGCGGACGCAGGAAACAGGTTGTTCCCGAAGGATGTAAGGAGGGCCAGGGAAGTCTGTGGCGTCGATCCGTTAACGAGACGCACACGAATAGCGCGCCCCGGCATCTTCACGAGCGGGCGGAAATAAGGAACGCCGGCGTATATCGTGCGTGGTGCCGCCAATGTGATGACCAGATCCTCATCGGCAATGTCGCCATCCGGGTCAACGCCATCTTTCAGAATTCCGAAGTCGACATAAAGCGTCGCTTCTTGGTCGCTTATGACATTTACGCACGCATGCTCAAAATTACTTACTTCCCACTCGCCTATGAAGGCGCCATCACCGACAAGAGGCGTGCCCGTGGAATTTACTGCAGACTTGCATCCGCCATTAACGATAAGCTCCGCATGCGTGCCGTCGCCCATGTCTTCCATGCGACGCTTGGCGCCGCCGGCTACATCGTACTCCACGTCGGCCATGGTTTATCCCTGATAATATCGGCTGTTCGCCAGAAGTGCGTCGATAGTGGTGAATGGCTTTTGCTCGCTGGATCCGCGCATCTCGTATGCGTCGCCAATCCACAAAAGCATCGCGTGGCGAACCGAAGTCGGGCACGTCTCAAAGCCCACAACGGACGTAACCGTAATCAGGCTCTTCTCCTGCTTTGTCGGCCAAACCTGATTCAGTTTGAGCGCAATTCCGTCGCCGCGAAGCTCGTAGACCGATGTCGCGACTGTCTGCGTCGCGCCTTCCGTGTCGACGTACCCGATCGACGTGATAGACGCGACAGGAAGGACCGGCATGCGCTCAAGGTCTTTCCAATCGTCGCTTTTGACTTCGACGGTCTGTTCGGCGAACCTGGCGCCGCAGTATTTCTCCGCATGGTCGCGTGCGGCCTCGATCAGATCACCGATGTAATCGTCGTCGTCGCCATGCAGGACGAAAAGGTGCTTTTTCGCGTCCGCAACGCTAATGGGCTCGGTCGCCGGGACCGTTACCGTTGGCTGATACCACATTCTTGCCGCCCCGCTTGACGCGGCGCTCCGGCGCTGGCGCCTTCACCGCTTTTTCAACTTTTCTCTCCGCAACAGGTGCGGCGTAACCCGCTTCAATAAGGCGTATCGCCTCATCCTGCGGGAAGTCGCGCTCGTCTCCGGGGTTGAGCGAGTACTCAACCCCGGAAAGCCCGACTGTCATTTTGATAAGCATTTAGCCCGCGCTGATCGTCAGCACGCCAGAATTGCTATAAAGCGCGCCTGCCTTGGAAGGGTCGGCGGTCGGAATGCCAGTGACGACGATGTCGCCATCCGCGTCAATCGTGAAGGTGGTATCGCCCCACTTCACGGATCCGCCCACGGCAACGACCTGTCGATCGCCGCCGCTGTCTTTGTAAGTCTTGGTCGTGTAGCTCATCGAGTAATTCTCCTATGCGGCCAGATCAGCCGGGAAGTTAAGGTAACAGTCTTTTCCCCAAGCAGCGTAAGCCGCTTGGTCGTATGCGCGCGCAGCGGCTTCGGGTGTGGGGAATATGCCAAGGTGCCTTTGAACGCCGTTTAGTTTGATGCGTCCGCCCCACTTGCCACTTGCCTTGTAGAGCGAAACACCCTTATACGGACCGGCATTATTGGATAGCGGCGGCTTCATCCGCTTTGCGACTTTATCGCGAATCTTGGCCTCCGGAGAAGATTTCCCGGCAGCGATAGATAAAGACAGTGCCGCCATACTTTCAGTTGTGACTTTAGCAGACATAATCTTGGAAAGACGCGCCCGAAACGCCGGAGTTCTAGTCGCGCGGGATGCCTTTGATATGCGATCACGCACTTCCGCTGTCGGATTTAGCAGCCCGCCGCCGCCAGCAGTCCCATTGACAAGATCGGCCCCGCTGGCCAAAAGCTCGGCAATAAGCCGAATTTCCTCCGCTTCTGCGGCCTCAGACGAATTAACCACAGACGACACAGACATAAAAACCTGCCCTCCCGCCCTGACAACGCTCCGCAACCACTTCGCTCGGCGGGATACATCGGACGCCCTAGGCCTCCTATGTTCCCTGATGCGCTTGGCCGCGTCTGCGGTTATCCCGACGTATCGGATGGCTTGTTGATTTCTACTGTCAGAAAGAGTGTAAACAACCCAGCTTTTTTGCTGTTGCTCCATTGCGAGTATCCCTCTCACTATCCAAATGTAGCGTTCGGCAGGCGGATGGATGACCGCTTTTCGGGAGCTACCCTAGCCGAACACAACACATATAGGCGCCGTAGCGCCTAGCTACTAGGCTTGCACGAGATGCTTGACCGCGGCGGTATCGCCAAGCTCGCCGTCAAGGCGAATGTAGCCGGCGATGCCGAGATCCGGCCAATAGGACTCGCGCTTCACACCGATAACCGGCGATCCGACCTTGCGGACGAAATACTTGCCGAAGTCACCGAAGAGCATGGTCTTGTTGCCGGTAGCCAGCGATGCCATAGCCTGGTTGATCGAGTATGGCTTGCCGAGGATGGTGCCCTCTTCGCCGCGGCGAACGTCGCCCATCGACCAGATGTAATTGCCGTCACCATCCTTGAGCTTGCGAACCGCTGCCAGGGTCGAATCATTGAACATGAAACGAGCCTTCGGCGACATGCGGTAAGCCGGGTCAACCGAGTGGTAGAGATCGATGATCTCGTCGAACGTGATAGCAGCAACAGCAGCGGCTGTCTTGCCGAGGCTCGAAGCAGTGACGATGCCGTTCGGGTCGCCAGTGCCGTCGCCGGTAGTCAGCTCGACGTTGGCGCGGCGGCCGAGGCGTTCGCCAAGCAGTTCGCCGAGCAGGGCTTCCATGTTGAAGATGGAATCCTGCGCCAGTTCGAACGAGAACTTGATCCACTCGGTGTCGAAGACATAAGCATCGAGCTGCTTCTGGCCGAAGGTTGCGTCCGAACCGCCGTCATCGGTAAGTGCGGTGCCTTCCGTGTGCTTGACGACCGCGGTAGCGACGTCGTTCACGGTCGGAATGGTGATCGCATTGCCGGACGAGGTGGTGATGGTCGTGCAGATGTTTTCATCGTACATCGGACCCCAAGCGGCCATCGACTTGATGATCTGGTTCGCCAGTTCGATCGGCACGGTGTAACCGCCGGCGGTTGCGCTGGTGGTCTGCGCGCGCTGCTCGCCATCCTTAGCGACGCCGGCGCGGAGAACCGAGCGCTCTTCGCCGGACAGTTCGTCGAGGTTGGCACCGGACGCAAGATACTTGTAGAAGGTCTTGCGGTATTCCGGCTTGTCGCCTTCGTCAGCGCCGCGGGTCTCATCCTTGTCGGATGCGCCGGGGCGCTTCTTGGCGCGATCTTCGGCCTCGAGTTCGGCTGCGCGGGCTTCAATTTCAGCCTGCTTGCGCTCGCGTTCGATCTTTTTGCCGACGGCGTCGAACTCAGCCATGATTGCGTCGTGGCGGGATTCGAGTTCGGCCGAGCGGGCTTCGTCGGTGTTCGACTTGATTTCGTCGAGGGCTTCGCGCGCCTGCGCAACGAGCCCATTCTGCTTTTCAGTCAGTTCCTTGAGAGACATGTGCATTTCCCATAAAAAAAGCCCGCCTTTGAGCGGGCTAGGTCGGTCTGTGTGGGTGAATGGCAGGACGGAGTCCGTGCCCTCCGCGTTAGCGGGTGACTACGAAGCGTCCGTCCGGATGCCTCGAATTGCTTGCTCCTGGCGCGCTTCCCGTTCCGCAATGCGGCGGCGCGCTGCCAGTGCGTTTTCGCGCTTCGCCTTGTCGGCGGACTCGCGCTCTTCTTCCGCTTCGGCGCGCACTGATTCAAGCGAGCGCATCGCCAGACTGGTATCCGGATACGCTGGGATCGGTGTCGCCGTTACCTCGTAGAGTTCAGCTTCGATCACGGTTCGGTGCGGCATGTCGCCGGTGTCGTCCCATTCCTGCTTTGTGGCTCGGAAAGAGAAGGACATTCCATTGATGTCGCCGCGCTCAACCAGCTTCCAAAGGTCGTTACCGTCGCTTGTGTCCGGCACGTCGATTTCAACCTTCAGGCCGCGGCTGTCTTCGCTAAGCCGCAGCGTTCCGGACTTGGTGCGCCCGAGAACGCGCCCGGAATCGTGGTTAAAAAAGGCCAGAACATCCCCGCGAAGTGCCTTCGTGAAGGCATTTGGCGCGATTCTCTCGACGAAATAGTCGCCGATCGTCGTGTCGCTGTTCCACACCACGGCGTACCCCGTCAGGGTGCGCTTTTCGGAGTCGGCCCGAACCTCGACACCAAGGTCGCCGCCGCGTTTTTCAAAATTGGTCATGCGGCAGCCGCCCCATCCTGGTTAGTATTGTCGTTAGCTGGTGGGGTCGCTGGATTTTCCTGCGCCCCCATGTTCTGCGACCCAAGTGGCACCGTTGCGCCTTGAATGTGCAGTTTTGCAGCGTCTTCGCCCATTGCTGGCAGATTCTCGAGCTGACGAACCTCGTCCGGCGTGCGTATGGAGTTCTGAATCGCCTGAGCGTAACCGTTCATGCGGCTCACAAAGTCACCCCGCAGCAGTCCATCAAGATTGTGCTCGACGTAGCGCGATCGAGTGGTGCGCCCGAACATTTTCAGGTTGCATTCGCCCTCAAAAGCCTTTGCCCACTGCCCGATCAGGTGCTTGACTAGGTGAAGATCCTGCTGTTCGGCGTTCGAAAACGTTGCGCGCGTTAGATCCTGCAAGAAAACCGGCGGCAACTGCCACGCTCGAGCAATTTCTTCGACTTGGAAGCGCCGCGCCTCAATCATTTGACCCTTTGCCGGGTCAAGCCCGACAGGCGCCAAGGTGTAGCCAGCAGGAATCGGAAAGACCGGCTCGCCTTTCTGCTTGGCGGAGTCGATCGCACGCTTGATTTCAGCTTTAGCGCGCTTCAGCGCCTCGTCGCCAGCCGGAAGAGGGCCGGTCAACGCCAGCGGCGGCACGCCACCACCCGCAAAGAAGTTGCTGCCGTAGTCGTTCATCGACAAGGCAAGTTGAATCGCCTTAGCGGCCAGATTGACGGGCCCATAATGTCCCAAGCCGTCAGGCTTCAGCATATACGGGACGTCGATCACATCGGCCGCGTCATAGACCTGGTTTCCGTACTCGTATGTGACCTTCAGGCCGCTTCGCTTGATGACCGTCTTCGTCGGATCCATCGGCCAAAGTGCCTCGACCCCCTGCGGTGCGCGCTCGATCCAGGCCAGCCCCCGTCCGCCGGTAAAAACCTGCTGCCAGAAATACTGCCGGAATTTAAAACTGTCCTGATTGTCGTTCGGCGCGTCGTGCACGACCATGCCTATTTTGCCGCCAAGCTTCTTGGCGCCTGTATCGGTCGTCCTGTACGCGTGCAGCGGAAGTGTCGCCATCGTGCGCGACAGAAACGCAACCGCAGCCTGCACAGCCGGAACGGTTAGCGCGCTATCGACCGTTACAGTCGGCAGCGTTGCGCCGTTGACGCCGAAAAAAGCAAGGAACTCCGGGTCGCTTACCGAGACCACGTCAGCCCTGTTTTCGACCTTAGCTGCGGCCGAACGTGTAAATGGCCACATCAACTGGCTCCATATTGTTCTAGGCTGAATTCCGGATCATCCCACGGCGAAGAAACGACTTTGACAGCCGGCACGCCCTCAACCGCAGCACCAACCGCCATTGCCATCGCCACGGCAGGGTCGATGCGGATTGTCGACTTGGCTTTCGAAAACCACTGGTTGCCCATAAGCGGGTCGGTTTCGATCGCGACACCCATCAGCGCGCTAAGCAGGACCGGCGACTTGCGGAAGCGAATTCGCCCCTCAAGGATCAACGTCTCGAGCGCCGCGACACTTCCCGGCATCCACATCCCCAGCGGAGCAGGTTCGCCGGCGGCCTTCGCCGCGTCGATCGCCTCTTGGCTTGGCTTGGCGCGACGCTTGCCGCCCTGCGGGTGGCTAACCGTGCGCAACTCGACGCCGTATTCGTCCAGTTCTTGAGCGAACTTGTCATAGGCGTAGTTGTCATATGCCAGCACATCGATTCCGTGCTCCGCATTCAGGCGCGCAAACAACGCTGCGACATGGTCGTAGCGAACGCGCGCACCAGGAGGTGCGTTGATATAGCCAGCCTCCAACCACGTCCGGTAAGGGACGTGGTCGACCTTCGAACGCTCGTCGATCGTGTCGAGCGGCGTAAACGCCTCAATCCACGCGTCGTATGTCGGTAGGTCGGCTTCCGTGCCGTCGGCACGCGTAACGCGCTTTGTGCCCGTCTCGACGACGAACGCCGCGGCGGTCAAATCCTTGGCACCAGACAAGTCCAACCCGGCGGCCTTGATGCGCGCGCCCTTGTGGACCTCATATGGGTCATAGTCTTCCATGACCGCGTCAATGATCGGCCGCGGAATCCAGTTCGTGTCGCTTTCCGTCCAGACGCAAAAATGCAGCCGAAGAATGTTATTTCGCTTCGACGGTATGTCCCGCGCCTGCGCGACAACGCCCTCGATGTATTCGAACTTCAGCGTCACGCCGAGAAGCGGATTTGCCTTCACCCAGCAGGACGGATCCGTGAACGGGTCGTCGTTCTTGTCGAGCGCGCACACATAGCTGAACGTTTCGTCGCTCGAGCCGATGACGTCGCCGACGTAGGTGAAATCCTCGTCCGGCGTTTCCGTGCCAGCGGCCACTTTGACGGCCCACTGGTGTTCTACCCAACAAACCGAATTGCGGTCGCTGCCCGAATTCGTGATCATTAGCAAAAGCGGCTGGTCGCGAAACTTGAAGCCACGCTCGAGCATTTCGATCGTGTGGCTGGTCGGATGTTCGTGCAACTCATCGACAAGCGCCACGTAAGGGCGCGGCCCGCTGTGCGCCTGCTCGCGCGATATCGGACGAAAGAACGAACGCGACTTCAGGTCCGCCAGATTCCAGACGTTTCCCTCCCCGCCGGACGGCGTAAGCCGCGCCTTGAGTGCAGGAGACTGCGCGTACATCGCGACGGAATCGCGGAACAGGACGAACGCCTGCGCCTTATCCTTGCCGGCCGCGTAGATTTCAGCCGCGGACTCGCCGTCCGAAGTCATGCAATAAAGACCGACTGCGCCAGCAAATGGCGACTTGCCCTGTCCCTTCGCCTGCTCGATATAGGCGCGGCGAAACCGGCGGACGACCTTGCCGTCTTCGTTGGTGCGCTTCCACCCGAAAATCGAGCCGGCAATAAATGCCTGGCTCGGCTGCAGATGAAATGGCACGCCCTCAAACTGCCCGCCATTCAGACGAAGCACGTCACGGCAATAGCCGATAAACCGATCGACTGCAGCGACGTCCCAGATCAGGCCACGCTTGTGGCCGTGCTCAAGGTCCGCCAAGTGCCGACGGCATGCGTTGCGAACGTGCGGGCCAGCTACCGTCTCCCCTGAAACTACGCTTTGCGCGTATGCGGTGACTGGATCCGCTCTATTGGAAATACTTTTCGGCCGGGTCGACTTCTTTACCACCTGTCGGAGCCCCCACCTTACTTGCGTCTGCCGGCGTCGCCCCCATCTGTCCGAGTGTCTGACGCAAAAGGTTCAAAGCCTGCACGCCGCACTCCTGACCTGCGATCATTCTCCCCAAGATGCTCGAGGCCATCGCGACAAGCGTCCGATGCGAACTGTTCAGCCACGGGATTTCAGCGCTCAGCGTATGCCAAGCTTCCCGCGCCTTGTTTTTTTCGGTGTCTTGCACCCATGCCGGCGGATCGCCCAAAGGCGCCTCTACGTCCGGCTCGTTGCGCGATTCAAATCGCGGCTTGTGCGTTACATCCTGACCAGTTATCTTGGCTTTGGCGGACGGCGTCCTTGGTCTGGCCATTAAAATCGCCTCGCCTAATTCTGGTCATAATCTGAATTGGTTTTTTGCGCGCTTTTGGGGGCGGGCGTTCGTAGGGATTTTTAAGCCGTCGAGTTTTTCCCCACCCCTCCCCATACTCGGAAAAATTTTCTAACAGGTGCCCCCATACTCGGAAAAATTTTCTAACAGATGTCGCAATACTCGGAAAAATTTTCTAACAGATGTCGCCAAAGAAGTGTTGCAAATATACAACAGTTGCATAAAAGTCACATGTTGCATATTTGCAACAATTCTGATTATGCCTAAATAGGCCACCCATCGACGTCGAACCGGACGACCGTCTTGCCGTGGTCCTCTAGCTTACCGCGGCTCGAATGACACGGCTTACAGGTAGAGACAAACGGCCCGCCCCAGAACAAGTCCAGGTCGCCTTTGTGCGGCACCTTGTGGTGCACCTCGGTCGCCTCGGTCACTTCCTCGCGCTCGAGGCACCATTCACACAGCGGGAATAACGATAGCTGCGCCTTGCGCAGTCGCTTCCATTTGGCTGTGTCGTATAGGTGCTTCCATTCGGCGCTTGGGTGTTTCATGGTGATGGACCGACGCACTTGGTCACTCTAGAGGAGCCTCAAGCTTACGAGACTAGGCAACACTAGCTAGGCGTGACTTCATTGCTCTCCCACGCCTAAATCCTGCAGGCATCTCAGTTATATCTTTTATCTTTTTTGTTTGAGACGCCGTCCGTTATCCATTTGGAATTCATCTCTTCCTCCGTTTCAAAGATGAAGAGTATTTCCTTTTCGAACGACGAAACACCATACCTCGCCACAGCACGGCGAAGAATCTTCCCGGAACCTAAGTATCCGTCATCAAGATCGAGTGTCGCGTGCTTGCCTATATAAGTTTTTCCATTCACCATATTAGTTGTTTTGTATATGGTGTAGAACATAAAACGCCCACTTGAGGGTTGACTTCCAGGTATCATGAAGCAGGCTGCAGACATCGAGCCCACGTCACTGCTGGCCGAAGCCAGGCTGCTCTACCATCTGAGCTAAGCCGGCGAATAAGCAAGGCACTAGCGCCTTGAGCCTGCCGACAAGCGGCAGGTGGGTATTTGGTTGCAGGTGCCGGACTCGAACCGGCGACATACTGGTTATGAGCCAGTCGAGATAGCCACTTCTCCAACCTGCAATAAAATCGGACGGGCATACGTCACACGCTGCAATGCGCCAAGGTCGCGACCCCTGGCAGGATAGCCGTCCAAACCTTGCCGGGCACTTCAACCGCCTTGGCGGGAGGCCCGGCTACACCGGAGGCAGCCGCAGGAGAGCACGGCGCCAGCGGTGGATAAGCTTGCGTGACGACGGCACAGCGACAACGCGCTGGCCTCAATCCTTTCCGCCACCCGCAATAAGCAAGGTGAATACACGGTCGGCGCCCTACCACGGACCTCTGCGCCGATTGGCTGTGCGTTTATGCCCGCCGGCTCGTCACGCAATTAGTTCAGAGATGGACCGCCCCAATCGGGTAGTCGGGCTGGTCAGTGGTGCGCGGCATACCCGCTTATCCGCGCCTGACGGACACCGTCACCGGGCCGCGGCATCTCTGATAGTTACCCCGCGCTGCCGCAGGGTCGGCCGTCATGAATGCCCGCAAAGGCGGTGCGACGTTGCCGAACTGTTTGGGTTGTTCCGTGAACCCTTACCCCTCCCACGCCGGGAGGCTACTTTAGTTATAACCTATTCTAGATCTGCCCGCGTCACCTTGCCCATGCAGTCACGAAGCGTGACAAGCGCCGTGTGCACGAGCGCCCGGCCCGCACCCATCGACCCCGCCCTGTTCGCAATGCCGACCGAGTTACCGACCGCTTGCAGTGTCGCCCCATCAATGCAGGCCAACTCAAACGGCTCGCACAGGTGGCCAAGTACGCGCTGCAGTTGCGCCAACCGCGCTTTATTGTCGATCATGTCGTTTACTGCGCGGTCGCCCGTCCACGGCTTCGGAACTCCGCCATAACCAGACGAAGAGTCCGAACCATTCCTTCGTGCAGGGATATCAACACTTGAGGCATTGGATTTGCGGGAATATTTCCGCACAAGATCCCCGTTATCGCGCATTTGCAGTTCGCCGCTCCCCGCCTTCGCGTAGTATTGGTCGTAACTGAACTCGTCTTCAATCGACACACTGCTACCGCCCAGCTTCGCGTCAGACTTGGCGCTGTCGTAAATGCGTCGATACATCATCGCGTATTTGAGCAGGTCGATATTGCCTTCCGTGGCAAGCGCTCGAGCCAGCGGCCACGCAATCGCCGCGTTGTCATTCGCAGCGCCGTCCCATTCCTTGCCGATCGCCTGCCTCTTGCCGATGGCTTTGCGCAGGCGCCTTGCCTCCGGCGAAAGCTTTGCGACTTGCGCGGAGATCGATTCCTGATCCGTCGTCAAAGTGAGGAGTGTCTTGGTCATGCTTGCCCTGCGGGTGATGTGGCGTTGGTAGCTTGACCTATAAGGCGCATGTTTTACAAATTTGTCAAGATGCCGAAAGCCACTCTCGAACGGCAGCCTCCGCCTGGTCCGCGGCATCTTCTTCGGTCTTGGCACGAATGACCGTGACGGGATGCCCTAGCTTCGCAAGCGATGGATGCCGCTCTTTCTGGCTTGCCGTTAACGGCGCGGATCCGACCTTGTTTTCGATCAGGCCAATTCGCCCTTGCGGCAGATAAACGCGCAAGTCCGGCTCGCCTGGCGCCATGCCGGTGGCGACCGCCTGCGCTTGCGCCGTGGCTTTCCGCTTGCCCGCGTTCATGTCGCCGGCGATCAGAAAACGCTTGCCGTATTCCGGCATGGCCTTTAGGCGCCTGACCTGTGCCGCCTGCAGTTCCCACTCGAGCGGGTCGGCTGGAGCGATCATGGTCTTGCCGTTCCTGGTGGTGATCTTGACGCGCCTGCCGTCGATGCGGGTGGTTTGGGTGGTCATCAATAGCACCGAGCCAGATCGCCGGAAAACCACGCCGCCTTGCTGGCGCGGTTGCTGATGCGACGCATCGCTCTGCGGCCAGAGTCGCGCGGGCTTGCCCGCCTCCATGTCGCGCGACCAGAGCCCCAATCGCGCTTGACGAATGCCGCGAATACGCGTTGTCGGCGGTTCATTCCTCGCCCCCATTGCGGGAGGCGCGGGCGGATTTGACCCATTCCGGGTTGGCAGCGCGCCACTCTGCCCAACTTGGGTCATTGAGTTTCCAGTCGGTCCACTCTGGAATGTCGGGCTTTCGTTTGAACGGTCTGGCGGGGATGGCGCACCGCTCACAAACGCCTAGGCTGGCGTCGTCCGGGTAATTAGCCCTGTGCTTTCCGCAGAAGAATAGCCCGCAATTCTCCATCGGGTCGCCACCACAAGCGTAAGACACACCCCTGTGAATGCGTTCGTTGCATCCCGGATGATCGCAGATTGCGGGGACGCCATATCCTTGGTCCCGACCGTTGTGCTCGTAGCACTGATAGCCCATCATACTCTCCTTTCGATTTCGATTTGCGCGAACTTCCTGTCCGCATGATCCAGGGCAATTCCCAGTCCGATCAGGGCAAACCCGAGGATGATGAAGCACCAGACAGGCCAGATGGTCATTGCCGCCTGAGTGCGCGCCTGTTCTTCGGCAAGGTGCTGGCCAACGTGAACCGGGAACGGCTTTGCGCACTCGCAATTGGACGGCTTGCAGGAGCCGTATCGGGGGCAGGTCATTCACTTGCCCCCCTTGTGCTTGGCGAGGGCTGGGGACGGGTCGAGGGTGGCGCGGAGAAGCTGGGCGGCAGATTTGAGGATGGCCTTATTGCCTATCGAGCAGCCCGACCAATCGCACGCTTCAAGCGCATCGGCCACCTTCACCCCATCCTGTGTGGGGCGGGTGGCGGCGATCACATCGCATAACGCTGCGTAGGGTTCTCTGGCTTCTTTCGCCAGCCATTCGCCGTTAGGCTCAGATGAAGGGTCCCGGTACTCCGATGCGATAAACTTGCGGACGAATTCCAGTTTATTCAATTCAGACATATGTTCTCTCCCTCTCGGGTGGTTAGCCGTGTGGATGGCGGCGGAAATGTTCTTCCATCGCGAGTTCTTCGAGGTGCCGCTGTTCCTCCTCGTACTGCTGCTTCTCGTACTCCTCGCGCTCCATCTCTGCGGTGAAGCATTCTTGGCAGTACCCCCAATCGGGATCACCGCCGCTCGCGTAGATGTTCGCCCCACAAGGGCACCGCGCATCCGTCCATCCTGGTTGCAGCCACCAAAGATTGCTCATCTCTCTATCCTCTCAGGCCAGCGGAGCGGGATTGCTCGGGGCGGGTTGGGTGACACCAAGCGACCGCCCCTGTTTCATCCACTCCCCGCACACTAGCATTAACTTTACAAATTTGTCAAGCCGCACAAACGGAATTCCTGCCACATTCTGATTTTTTACCAGATGGTCAGAAAAATAGTTTATGCATTTATCAATGGGGGTCCTTCTATACCCCCTATATACGCGTCAAATTTCTATAACTACTCAATACGATATATAAACTAATAAACTATACTATTATATTGAATTCATTAGATAATTTGGCAATAGTTTATCAATTTCGGAGATTTATAAACGTGTATAAACTCTGCGCCGATCCGAGTTTGTAAATTTTAGGCGGACTTTATCAACGAGTTTATACACGCCGGATGTTGATAAACAGAAGACCCTAATATACTGAATTATGGCGAAACCGTGTCTTTGTTGTGTCGCAGGCAAAGAAAAACCCGCCGAAGCGGGTTGTGTTTTTGGGGCGGATCGGTGTCTGCCCTGCGGTACGCTAGCCTGGAACACCAACGCAACGCGTGTGAAGGTAGCTGCCGCTAGTGTTGCCATCCGATATCTGCGCGGAAATACTCTCACACGTAGGCATGTCGGGGACATCGATTCTCACGGGCTGCGACCCGTGAATCCACACCAGCAATATCACAGATACAAATTCCATGTCCGTCTCTCCTTTGTTGATGACCATTTATCGCACGCTTTACAAATTTGTCAAACACCAAAAAGACAAGAACAAAAAAAGAGGGCCTCAGCCCTCCTTTTCTGTTGCCCCTAAGCCGTCGCCCAAACCAGCCGCCTGGACGGGCGCCCTGTCGGTTTCTGTGGCGCAATGAGCACCTTGCCCGCCTCCATCAAATCCCTGATCAGCTCCTCGCGCTGTCGCGCGTCGATTTGCTTGACGCGGCTGGAAAGCTGCCCGACAGTAATGCCCTTCTTGCCCGCTCCCCGCACCAACGACGCGATGCGCTTGTAATTCGCCTCGCGCTGGTTGTCGGAAAGCCGCTCCGAAACCTGCTCGAGCATCGACGCGGCACACGTCCAAGACAGCGCGGCCGCCCATTCGATATTGGCCTCGGTTACAACGGGCGAATAAGAGTCCTCGCCTACAGCAACGATCAGCGCCAGCTTGATCGCGTTCTCGATAATACGGCGCACGAACGGCCTGTGCTCCGGTTGGTGCATGGCCTCTTGCTGCTTTACAGCCCGCTTGATGCTCTCGAACGTCACAAGCGCGTCGTGCGTCCACGGCACGACGTTCGGCTTGACCACGGCCTTGCCCGGCGGCATTTGCGGCATGTTTCCCATACGCGCCGCCACGACGTTGACGCCCGCAACTGCCGACATGCGCAAAAGCAAGTCCTCCGGCACGTCGTCGATCTTGCGTGACGGCACAACCGCTTCAGGCTCGTCGCCATTGACGCAAAACAGGATAAGCCGCGGCAACAGCCCGTCTTCGGCGCTGGCGCTCGAGAGCGCATTCCAGAACTGGTCCGGCGTCGACGTGCCGTGGATGCAAAGCACAGGGTTGTAAATCCGCTTCGGCGGCGAGCCGCGGTAGGCAGCTCCCTCGAAGAACGTCGAGCTCGCCGAATAGTAATCGCGCAGGTCCGTCGATATTGCTTGCTGGTGCCCGCCCGCGTTGCGGTCTGTGATTGACCGCACGAACCCGCCGAACTCGTCGATCTGGCAGTTGACATACGGGTGGTGCTCAAGCACTTCGCGCAACGCCGAAGCCGACATGATGCGCGCCGGGCCGCTGTATTTCGCAAGCACGTCCTGGTCAGCCATGAACAGCCGCTTGATCTGCGATCGCGCGTGTTCCTTGCCGAAGCCGGATTCGGCAAGCGACACCGTGTATATGTTCGGACGCGTGTCGCGCGTGCCTGTCGAATAGCGTGCGCCCATCAACGCCCCGACAAGCGGCAAGACGGCGGCAAGCGCAAGCGTGCGACTCGGCTGTTCGGCGCTCGAGACAATCCAGTCGATCAGGTCTTCGACGAGCCCGCCAGGGAAGGTCAGGTTTTCGATGTCGTCGACAACCGACAAGCGGTATTCAGCTGCGTCGTCGAGCTCTTCGACCGTCGGCGCGTTCTCGGCTGCCCTTGGCTTGAGCATGCCGGAAAAATCGACTGGCTGCGTGCCGTCGTCTTCGAACTCCGGCGCCGGGATATCGCGCGGCTGCTTAATGCCGGCATCAAGACCGCGGCGGATCTTGGCTTTGATCTCGCGCTCGCCGTCTTTCGCCACGACGCCGTTTGAGCGCGCCGCAGCCAGCAAGCCGGCTTCGGCTTCGTTGCGGCTTAGCGCCCCTGCCCCGACGATCGTGCCAAGCGAGAACGCCGAGCGGTTGACGGCTTCCCCGCGCCCGCCTTGCGCTGTTGCGGCAAGGGCGTCCAGCTCGTCATGAACGGCGCGCTCGACATAGGTGTTGTTTTGGGTGGTCGAGGTGTGGGTGTACGGCGTTGTGCCCTGCGGCTGCTGCGGGAGGACGAGCGACAGAAGCCATTCCGGCGCATTGGCGATCGGCGGAAATCCTTCGCCGTCGTGGTCGACCCAGGTGTATTCGCGGCCGTCGGCGGTGACGCTGCCTGGTGCAATGACATAGCCGCCACTTGAGCGGACGTCGATGCCCGGACCTAATGCGCCGCGGTTACGGACGCCAGGGACATGCTTGAAGTAATAGTGCATGCCTCCGCCAGCCGTCGTGGCGCGCGCCGTGTCTGGCATGTCTCCGTGCTTTTCACAAAGCGCCTCGAGCGTTTCGTAGCCATTGATGACGTTGCCGTCATCGTCCTTGTGTACGTCAACATCAAGAACCCATGCGCCGATTTGCTCGCCAGTCGGTATTCCAACCATGGAATTCGGGTAGCGATCCCAAAACGTGTTGATGATGTATTCTCGCGCGGAAGCTCCCTTGAAGCCATTCGATGTCCGCGGCGTCTTCGCCTTTAGAAACAGAACTTCGCCGGTTTCCGGATCCACGTCGCCGCTGTCTTCGTCTCCCTGCCGACACGGGAAGACCGGAATTCCTTGCGCGGCGTAGGAGAGCGCAAGCTGTTTTTGGGTGTCTATGGTCATTTAGATTCCTGCGGCATAAACTTTGCGATGCGGGCGCCAACCCATGCGAATTTCGGAACCGCCCAAGAATTGCCAAGCGCCTTGTAGCGCGGGCCGTCGGGGCTGGTCGGCTTGCCGCGCCACGGGATGTTCGTGTAATCGTCCGGAAATTCCATAAGGCGCTCGCACTCGACGGGCGTCAGGCGGCGGACGGCGGAGTGCACTAGAGTGGCCGGCACTCCGCCTAGTTCGTTTCCATTTCCTTTTCGGAGTGTGAGCGTGGTATCGCCGTCAATCGCGCCATTGTAGCAATCTACGGCCAACGCAGCCAACACATGCGGTTTGTCGCCGCCGCCCTGACTGGCGCGCAACGCCGTGGCAATAGGTCCGCCTAGCTCCGCTGTTGCGCCGCCCTCTCTGCCGCGAATGGCGACGGTGATGGCGGGAGTCAAAATACCGTTGCCGTTGTCCTTAGCCCCAAGGGGCTGTGCGCATTCGCTTTCATGGATCTGGTCTTGGCGCGTATTGAAAGCAATAACAGGAGTCCCGCGCCCCGTCCCGTCTTCGCTCGCGTCCGCGCCTTCAGCCGTAAGGCTGTGGCTTGTCGTTCCGGTGACGGAGACGGCCACCATGGTCGTCGATTCGTAGTCCTGGCTCGAGCCTTCGCGCGTTGCGTCGCAACGCGCTATTTCGGGGGCATGTATCAGGCCGCCATCTAGCTCAAAGTCTGTTCCGAGTCCGCCGCCGCCCTTAGTGCGCGCGCTAATTGTGGGGGCAGGCTTTTCCCCCGCTTCTCGGCTCGGCGGAGAATTCCCGTGCACGCTTTTGCGCTCAAAAAGAACCGCTGCGGGATCGGCCCCGTTTCCAAAATCTGCGACAAGGACGACACGGCGGCGTCGTTGGGCCAGGCCGAAATATTGTGCGTCGAGAACCCGCCATGCCGCCCTTCCGAGTGGCCCGGCAACCATGCCCGCGTTTGGCCATGCCTTCCCGTCTGGAGTATGCAGGGGATCATCTGCTCCGACAATTCCTGCCAGGAAACATCCGAAGAAATTGTCTTTTGTGCTGAGGGATCCGACGACGTTTTCCCAAACGACGTTTCGAAGTCCATTGCCGTCTGAAAGCTCATGGGCCAACCTTACAAATTCGAGTGAAAGATTACCGCGGGCGTCGCCCATGGAATTACGAAGACCCGCAACGCTAAATGCCTGGCAGGGAGTTCCACCACAGAGAATATCTATGCGTCCCAACTTGGAGGCGTCGATTTTGGTAAAGTCGCCAAGGTTCGGTACGTCGGGGTAGCGGTGCGCAAGAACCGCAGACGGGAACTTTTCGATTTCCGAAAAGGCTACCGCCTTCCAGCCGAGCGGATTCCATGCGACCGAGGCGGCCTCTATACCGCTGCACACCGAAAGAAAGCGCAGAGGCCGTTTGTTGTCGTTGTCTGCTGCTGGAGTAGCTGCGGGTCGCGAGCCCGCCGCCTTATCCGTAACGATTGCCTGCACCTTGTTCCTCGCTTCCAGCGTAAACGCTATATCTTCTTGCCAGCCCTTGCCCTGCGGTCCGGCGTCGGGGTTTTCGGAAACTGCCCGCTCTTGAATGGCGTAGGTTTTCAATTCCACCACTCCCTATCGCATCGAACGCAGCGCAGTCGGTCCCCGGTGCAGAAGCCTTCGTAGAGATACTGCGCTTTGTCCGTGCCGCGACATCTCGGGCATTGCTGGCCGTTATGGTTTGTCACGTAGCTGTCGAACCACATGCGCCAAAACCAATCAAACGGGCGGCGGTATAGCCTCTTGTAAATGGTCAAAACGGCGCCTCCCCATTCACCAACAAATGCCGCAACCGATCGGCGCACCCCTTCCACACGGCTTTGCAAAGCATGCGAGCCGTTTCCTCGTCGTATTCGGACAGGTCGGCGCCGTTCGCCGCAATAAAGTCGCCAGCCGCATCGACGCCACCGTCGAGCGCTTTCAATTCATACGGATCCATGCGCCGCACTTCGCGGATTCGCTCGGCGATAAGCGCGCATTCCGTGCAAAGCCATTTCGGGTCCGCGTTGCGCTGCGCGATGCCGAGGCCGGTGGCGCGAAAGCCGCAGACGTGGCATGTTATGGGCTCTGTCATGCGGCCTTCTCTGCGGCGTTGTCGTTGGCTGGTGAAAACATGTCTAGCGGCTGTGGTTCTTTCGTTGCCTCAACGAACATGTCGCCCTGCGCGTAAGCCTTCTCAATTCGCTCGCAAGCAATGTCGAAATACTTTGGGTCGAGTTCGACGCCGATGAACCGACGACCCATCCTGGCGCAAGCAACGCCTGTTGTGCCGCTGCCCATAAACGGGTCAAGGATAAGTTGCCCCGGATTAGTGAAGTCAGAAAGCAGTTCCCGCATGAGTGGGATTGGCTTCTCGGTCGGATGGCGCCCGTCCCTGTCGCGCTGGTTTGTTAGGTGGGTGTAGACCCCGCGCTTTCCGCCTGCGTTCCATTTTCGATACCCTGGCGCGCACCACGCAGTCACTGCGCACTCGAAGCCTCTCGCCGGTCCCTGCCCATTCATGCGCGGCGTGCTGTCTGGCTTCACCCACGCAATGCATGTGTCGTATTTCGCCTCACGTGCCTGAAGTTCGTCGCGCCACGCCCTGACTCCTTCGGCAAGCGTGAACAGGATCGCCCAACCGTTCGACACGCGCACAACTTCCTTGACGATATCGGCGCGCGACGAGTTGACGCCACCAAAGCCAAGTTCGGTAATCATTTCGCGGCCGTCATTCCGGCGAATGCGGCCGATTGCCTTGTGTAGCTCGTCTTCATACGGCGGGTCGCTAACCACATGGTCGACCTGCTCAAGCCTCGCCATCACCTCCAGGCAGTCGCCATTATAGAGCGTGCAGTCGCCGATCTGTTCAATGCGCATTATGTCTCTCCTGGCGTGGTGTCGTGGTGTCGTGGTGTGGTGTGGCAACCGGCCAAATATGGCTGCTTATGGCTGGTTAGGCGTCAGATTTGGCCGTTTATGTCCGCCTGTTCCAGGCGGCTTTGGCTTGCTCTCGGCTTTCGAATAGGCACGTACTCGCGCTGCACTCCGGCGTGATCCCGTCGTCGCCAGCGTCACAGCAAATCCAGTCCGTATTCTGCCATCCGCTTTCGTCGGGCCGGTGGTAGCTTTTGGCTTTTGCGCCGCAGAACGGGCACGGCAGGAGGTCGGAGTCGTCTGTCATCGGGAAGCCTCATGCGTCTCGATGATGTCGGCAGCTTGTTCAAGAAGGTGCGCCGCCAAGTCCCATCGCGTGATTTCGCCCGTCTCGAACTTCTTGGCGTAGTATCGGAGAGCGCGAGGGGCGTCCGTGTAGGTGAGGTCTGTAGGCGGGCATTTTTCTTGTTGGTCAAGAACGCGCAACAAGGCCGCCGTAAGTGACGTCTTTCCGTTGTCAATGTGCGCGATTGTTCCGATGTGCCTTTTCATCACCGCGCCACCTGCTCGTCCCAGATTCTGAAACCCGGAATGTCACGCTTCCCGCCCCTCACGGCACGCTGCGCCATTTCGGTCGCCATGTCCGTGAATGCGGCCGCGTCCTGCTCGAATGCCCAATCGAGCGCCGCCGCAGCGTCGGTAATGTCGGCGTGCCAAATGGTGCGCAGCCCCAAGCCCGTCGTCGCGGCCTTTCCCGCGCGCTTGGCGTTTTTCTCCAAGTCCTTCGCATAGGAAAGTTGTTCCTCCGCATCGACGCGCGCCGTCAGGTTGCCGCTCGTCTCACGAATTGCGGCCTGCGCGGCTTCCATTTCAGCGGCGGCAAGGTCCGCCTTGCGCTTCGCTTCTGCCGCGAGTTCGTCGGCCTTCTTCTTGCGCCATGCAGCAAGAAGGTCGGACAGTGCCTTTTTGCCCTGTTCGACTTTCGTGGAGTAGGGTTTGAATTTGGCGTCGACGTCTTTGCCGGCCTTGATGATCGGCGCCTTCTCGGCCACGCGCAGCTCCTCGGCGCGCTTTCCGGCTTCGTGCAATCCGTCTTTAAGCTTTGTGATGGCGTCGTGCATCTCGTCGCTGTCGATCGGCTCGCCGTCGGCCCAATTCTTGGCCTCGTCGAACAGGTCGGTGATCTCGGTGAAAACCGCCTCGTCAGCGGGTGGCTGGTTGTGGCCGATGGTTGCGGTCATTACCGATTACCTTGGTCGAAAATATGCCAGACGAAACCGTCAAGCTGGATTGTCCCGATGTAGTAGCCGATCAGCGCGTCGACGAAAGTCTCCCCCGTTGCAAGGACGACAAATCGCCTTGTGGCTTCCTGCTGATGAGGTGCGACTTTCGCCCATATTGTTGGCACGCCGTCCTGCACTTGAAGCGAAAGAATTTCAGCTCCGACCGGCATCCTCACGTCAACCCAATCATCGATTTTGAACGGGTATTTGTAGATTACAGCTCGCATGACTCACCCTCCTTCTCAGCCCGGCGCTTCAGCTTGAGCGCCCGCGCCAGGTCGGCGCAAAGTTCTGGTGTTGATTTCTTGGCGATGCGCCAGCGCAGGAATTCGATTGCGCTTTCGAGTTGCTGGATAAGGTCCATCATTCGGCGGACTCCATGCGGTAAGCAACGATGTCGGACGGGTCATTGTGGTGTTCCCAAATCCAGTGGCCTGCGCGCTGTTTTGTGAATATATCGCCGTCCCGGAATTTGATATCGACGCTCGCGAACGAAGGAACCGGACGCGGTCTTCCATCGTGCGGCGTGAAGTCATCTTCTCGCTTGGTTTCCATGTCGGTCACTCCCCGCGCAGGTATTTGTCGCGTCTCCTGAGCACCACGTCTGTGGTGTCGGTCGGCTTTGGTTGAAAACCAGCCCAGCGCGCCCATGCGGCGACGTGTCGGCCTATTTCGTATTGGATCTGATGAACCGCTGGCAGCCGATCGTAGTCGTACCGCCATGGCTTGCTTGCCGCGCCATCCGCGTAGCCGTGGATGACGGAGGTCATGGGGCGAAAGTGGCAATAACCACTGCGGAGAGCGCGCAGAGTGTTACGATACCGACTAGGGCGGAAAGCCTTTCCGTCAAGGTGTCAACGCGCTCTTCAAGCTTGCGCGCTCGGTCTTCAAGGCACCTGATGCGCAGGCCGATGGGGGGTTCTTCGGTCATGGCTTCACCACGCGATAGGCGATGATGTCGCCGCCAGAAGTTGGGCGACCAGATGTCCCGTGCTGCCATCTCATCTCTTCGGGACGAGGAACGTGCAACGGCCTTTCGTCGTAGCGAAGCTTCACCCATGCAGTGCTACCGAATTCAACCGGGCACTCGCCGCCATTCCATTCAATCCATCCGTCTTCCATGTCCGTCTCTCCTTATCCTGCAATCACCCTAGCGTTAACTTAACAAATTTGTCAAGCTAATTAAAACGGAATCCCGTCGTCGACTTCCGCACCCCAATCCTCGACACTCACCGCAGCAACGGTCTGGCTCAAAACCTGCCAGTATCGGCCATCCGGACGCACCTTGATTTCTTCGGTGTCGGCAAGCTCCGCCTGGCGCTTGATCCACTCTAGCGGCGAGCTCGGTGCCGGATCTTTCCCGCGATGCCTGAACCAATATTGGTCGGCCTTCTGTTTCGCGAAGCCGCTATGCGCCGGACAAACCCACTCGTTGATCTGCGTCAGGCCCGTCATGTAAGCGACCTTGACGCTATCCGGCTTGCCAGCCTTGCCCTCGTGGTAGCGAAACACGCGCTTCGTCACGCGGCGCGTCTCCGGCTCGGCGGTGGACTGCAAAATTGCGACGTCGGTTGGCTTGGCCGAAAACTTTGGCGTCTCGAGAAGTTCGAATTCCCGGAAGCAGTTCGGGCAGACGCGGGCGCTGGCGTGCACCATCTCGCCGCATCCGCCAGCATCTTGCGGGCAGACCTTGATCGGCGCTTCTCCCGTCCCTTTGCCTGGGGCACGAGGTGTAACGCAGTCGATCGGGCCGTGGCGCTCAATGTTGCCTGCAAAATTCATATAGCGGCAGTTCGGTTTTGTGCTGCTTGCTATTGCCGCCTTGCGCCCGGCGGCATCGGTCGAGTCCGGGTTGAAGCCGACCGGCCAAACGACGCGAGTACCGCGCACGGCGCGCTGCACATAGCGGTTGGTCGATTCTGTCGGGGCAAGATCTGCGACGAGGTCAATGCACGGGATGTTCGTTCCGGTCGACAGGACGTTGTCGTTCGTGCAGCCCCAAAGCTTTCCGCTCTTCAGGTCGGAAATAATCTGTCTACGTTCGCCTTTTGGTGTCTTTCCGCTAAGGACTTCACACGTCTTCCCGTGTGCACGTATCTCGTCGCGGACATGCTCCGCGTGCGCGATGCCATTGCAGAAAATGACAGCCGTCTTTCGGTCCTCAAGGTCGGTGTAACGCATGATCTCTGCGACAGCGGCGCGCGTCAGTTCGTCCTTGTCCGTGGCGACGGCAAGGTCTGACTTTTTGAAGTCGCCACCAAGGCGGCGGACTCCGCCCGTATCGTATGTGAAGTCGCACGGCTTGCTTGTCAGTCGGCAGAGATATCCGTCGTCTATGCCCTGCTCTACACTATAGGCGTAGACGACTGCGTCGAATAGTCGATCTTCCCCCTCGTCCAGCCGGCCCGAGTCAAGCCTGTAAGGCGTGGCCGTAAACCCGACAATCTTCATATCCGGATTGATCGCCATCAGGGCGTCAATCAATTTACGGTACATGGTGTTGTTGTCGTTCGGGACGAGGTGCACTTCGTCGACGATCATGACGTCGACGTGGCCTATCTCTTGGGCCTTGTTCCAAACCGTCTGCAACTGCGCAAAAAGAATTTGCGCGTGCGACTGGCGCTTTCCGATGCTAGCGGCGTAGATCCCGGCTGGCGCAAATGGAGCCATGCCGACGAATTCTTCGAAGTTGCCGCCGACCAGTTCCTCAACGTGGACGCACGACAGGATTCGCATATCAGGCCATCCGTCGTAAAGACGCTTGATGAGCATGGCCATGGTGCCGCTTTTCCCGGACCCTCCGGCCATATCGACAAGCGGGTGCCCAGCCGTCGACGACCAGTAGTCGAATATCGCGTCGACCGCCTCAATCTGGTAATATCGAGGGCTGAATTTCATCCCGCTACCACTTTCGTTTGTCGCGCCTGCTTGATGTATTCGGCCGCCGCCATAAACAGGCTGACGTCTTCGCAAAGAAGGCCTATTGCTTGGTTGCATCGCGAACAAAGAAGTCCCCGAACCGCACCGCTCTTGTGGCAATGGTCAACGTGCAGAGGTTGGTCGTTAACGGGGTATTGGGTGCATATTTTGCACTTCCCACCCTGTTCTTTTGCCAACTCTGAATATTCAGAGTTTGTTATGCCGTATTTCTTTTTCAGCCTGGCTTCACGCCGGCTTTCAGCATATTTAACGCGATTTTCCTTGTCGCATTCGACGCAGTTATTTGATCCGGTCCAGCGCAGATAGTGGCCATTCACGCACGGTTTTTCAGGGACATAAACTCGATGGCCGTCAATTGAGGCTAGGGACCTGATTAGGTGGGCTCGAGCGGCGCCTTTTTTGCCTGTCCAGTTTGCGAGCCTATCCCGTTCTGCGGATGCGTGGGCGCACGCGACGCATCTCCCGCCTTTTGCGTACCTTGGCGCGACGTGCCCATGCAGGCACTCAATTCCTGTGTAGAAAAAAACACACCCAATGTCTCGCGCAGCCACCCCCGATGATGGTAGCTTTGAAATGTCCAATCCTGCCCAGAAGTCTTTATCGTTTGCCGCCATTTCAACACTCATCACCCACCCACCTTCTTGCGCAACCGATTTCGCGCCCGCTTGACGCGCTGCTCAATACGCTGCCGCGAAACGCCAAACCGCTCGCCGATTTCGCTGTAGTCGAACCCCGCCGCGTGCTCGATCAGCATTCCGCCGTCAGGAATGTCGGCAAGCGCTTCGCGAACGACGCCAAGGTCGGTTGCCGCGTCCTGGTTTGCGTCGATCGAGATTTCGGCTTCCGTGTCTTCTGTCGAGATTCGCTTCTTGCGGCGCGCCTTGTAGACGGCGGCCCGCATGACAAGGCAGCACCAGCCGTAAAAATTGCGGCCGGGTGTGTAGCTGTGCCAGTGCTTGAGCGCGTGCTCGACCGTGTCGTTGACGATGTCGTCGGCCTCGTGAGGGCTTCTTGCAAAAATCCAGGATCGCTTCTGGATTGCAGGCAGGTGAGCTTTGATGAGTTCGTCATACCAGCCGGGGCGGGCGTGAATGGGCGGCGCGTTAGCCATATCCGTCTCTCCTGTGGTGGTGGTCGATCTAGGCGTTGGTAGCGCCATCAACCCAAATTTCGCCATTCGGCATTCTGTACGTGATCGACTCGTTTTCTTCGTTCACGTCGATTTGCTCGCCGTGTATCAGCGCCGGGATAGTCAGGTGCGCCGGGCATCCTGATTTCTGTTCGTCGATCGACAGCGGTTTAGCCCACCGCGCGCAAGACCAGTGCGCGTCGCCGCCCGGCTCTGGCGTGGCGTGAATACACACGCGGCAAGTGTGTCGCGGCGTCGCCTTGTCGTGGCAGACGGGCTTGTGCTTGCAGAACATGCAGCCGAAGAATTCCGGATCCTTCGAAATGCCGCTAGGCGGTTCCGGCGCGTCAATAATTCGCTGCGCTCGCGCAAGGATGCGCGCACAATAATCGATGTCGTATTCGATCCGCTCGGCGTACCGCGCGTCGTCATTTTTGTTAACAACCAGATATAGCGCGCGCGTTAGCCCGAACATGTGCATTCCGAGCTGGACCTGCCCGTAATGCAGCGGCTTGGCTTCCTTGCAGCCTTTCTTGACGATCTCCTTGAAGCCGGCGTCGTTGCTCGACTTGAACTCGCACAGGTGTTCCGTTTTCGGCGCTTCAGGCACGCCTATGGCGCGTCCATCGATCTTTCCGCGTACATGGCCGCCGAGAAGCCGAATGCGTTCCTGGCTGCCGTAGACGTCGACGCCGATGCGTTCCAGGTCGTCGGTAAGCACCTCCTCCCACCGGTCGCCGGTCCGGAAAATCGAAAGCTTGCGGCCTTCGATCGTTTCCGGCTGCGATGCCCACCGCAACCCGTACCACAGTGCCCTATCACAAGGATTCCCGATCTCGCCGACGCTGATGCCGAGGCTGTCATAATGCCGGTTCGCAGCTTCGTATGCGGCGTAAATCGCTGAGACGGTGCGCGCTTCTGCTTTGGGGATTGGGGCCATTAGGAGGCTCCCCGGTACCCGGCACATGCAAATTCGCCGTGCAGAGTGAGCCGAGCTGCATTGGCGGCTTTTTCAGCCGCCTGCGCATCTTTAAAGTACCCTACGGAAGTGTACTTGCCATTGGCCATGATTTGGCATTGGTAAAGTCCAGATCGCTTATGAAAACTGACACCCTTCACCCCTGAAGTGTTTCTTGAGCTTAATGCGGAATTGTGAGAATTTCCGACCAAATTCGCATCTCGGAGGTTGGAAAATTTATTATTTTTTCTGTCTCCGTCTATATGGTCGACAACTTCCCCAGGGTCGCGACCAGTCATAATTTTCCACGCCAGTCTGTGGGCGGGGTATCGCTTGCCGGAGATCATTATCGACAAATACCCATCTGGCTTCCAAGTCCCGGCGACTTGCCCGAGCTTAGCCCCTCGCCCACGCTTATTAATCGCCCAGGTAAATTCGCCTGTTTCGGAGTCGTAGTTTAGGGACGACAGTATAACTTCTCGCGGGGGCAATGGCTTGGGTGTATTGACCAAAATTTCATCTCCTTGGCGCGCGTGCTAGCCGCTCATAGCCTTGCGGTAAGCTTCGTTCGCCGCGGCCTCGCTCATATATTTCGGAAAGAACTCGAGCTCGAGGATCGTAAGCGCGTCCATCGTGTCGCCGCGACGGATCGCAGCGCAGGCGTCAATCGCCGCTTGGCGCTCATTATCGCCAAACTCAAGCGCGTCCTTTAGGCGGGCGGTCTGTTTTGGCGTCATGGCTTCCAGGATGTCATCAACGTCGACATCCACCTGGATTGTTACGGTACTCATCACGACACCCGAACCGGCATAAGAACACCCCGCCAGCCTTCGACCGCTGGCGAGGTCACGAGCGCCGGCGACATGCCGTCGTTGACGTGAATGTCGATGGGACCGGAAGGCAGGACGGCAAACATCTCGTGCAGGTATTTCGAGTTGAAACCGATATCGACGGGCTCTCCGGTATATTCAGCCGCGATTTCGTCGTCGGCCGTATTGCCGTCTGCCGCCTTCGAGAATGCGATCTGTCCCGGCGCAATAGAAAGCTTGACCGCCGCGCCGCGCTCGGTGGCGATCGTCGAAACGCGATCTGCTGCCGCGGTCATCGCCGCCTTGTCAACGGTGACGATCTTGTCGTTGCTGGTCGGGATGACGCGAATGTAATCCGGGTAGGTGCCGTCGATCAGTTTCGACGTCAGGACGAGCGCCGCCGTTGTGAGGCGGATCCGCGTCGACGAAACGGCAATCGAGACGTTGCCTGCGGGCAGCATTTCGCACAGCTTGCGCGGCACGATGACGCCGGCAAATTCTGCGTCTATCTCGCCAGTGCTTTCCGCCAGGCGGTGGCCATCCGTTGCGACCGCAGCAAACTTGCCGTCCTTGGCGTGGAAGAAAACGCCCTTGAGGTAATAACGCGCTTCCTCGTTGGAGATAGCGAACCGAACCGGCGCGAATGCCGCGGCGATATCCATGTCGAATTCGGCGTCGAACGTGGCGTCGGAGAGCTGCGGGAAGTCCTCGATCGGAAGCGTGCCGAGCTTGAACTTGGACCGCCCGCTCTTGATGATCACCGACCCGTTGACGAGTTCCAGCGTGATTTCCGAACCGCCAGCCTTTGCAACAATGCCGGTAAGCAGTTTTGCGTCAACGCACGCGCTGCCGTCTTCGCCTTCGCAGGCGACCTTTGCGACGGCCTCGATATCAAGGTCGGTCGCGTGAATGGAAAGCGTACCGGTTTCGGAGCGCAGCAAGACGTTTGCGAGAATGGGAAGCGTGTTGCGCGATTCAATGACGCGACCAGCCGCAGTCAACGCGCGCTGCAGCGCGGCGCGCTCGATCGTGATTTTCATTTCGTCTCTCCTGGTGGTGTTGGGCGCCGCAGGTGACGGCGCCCTTTGTGGGTTAGGCGGCTACCCAAAAAGTAGCACGAACCAATAAACCAGACCCATTACGATAAGATGTCCAGCTAATGCGCCGACGACGATCGCGCCGATAAAAGCAGGCCCGCCCATTTCACTTCCCCCAGGGTCGTTTCGTTCCGGCCGCAGCAGCAGCAGCCGGACGCGCCGCAGGCTTCGCAGCCGCACGGTTGTCGTTCGCCGGAGGCGCGGGCTGGTTGTCGTCGATCGCCGGGTTCGGAAGATTGCCTTCGTCGGGGTAGTAGTACTTCTTGATTTCGGCGCGCGCGGGGTACTGCCCGTCCTTCGACGGCTTGCCGAGACCGACCTTGGCCATGAATGCGCGGAAGTGCAGTTCCTCGCTGTCGTCGACGCGTTCGGTGTGACCGATGGCGCGGCAAAGCTGCGCAAACTGCCGCTGTCCGATTTCCTGCGCTTTCGGGTTGTTGTGCTCGAGGTTGTAGTTTCCGAAAAGCTTTCTGCCCTTGAATTCTTCCGGCTCGATGACCTGGAATGTCGTCTTGAGAATGGTGCCGGTGCCGCTGCTGTTCGGGCCGACGTCGCTCACCTCGATTTCGAGCAAATAGTCGCCGTTCGGAAGTTCGCTGTAATCCGGCTGCGCGTCGGTGTCGTGAGCCTGCGGGTCAAAGTCTTGTCCAAGTTTAGCCAATTTCGTCTCTCCGGTTGGTGGTGTGGTGATTGGTTGGTTAGGCGGCTTCGGGCTTTGCGTAGAAGTATTTCGAAAGCTCGGCGTACCCGTTGCCCTTCTTGTACGGGATCGACGCCGGCATATTCAGGCGGTTCTTGGCCAAGAATCCGGCGCGCTCGTCGGTGTAGATTTCCCGCTCAGATCCAGACGCGCCGATGGGCTTGCTTTTCTCCTTGCCGAAAGCCTCCTTTGTGGTCTTGATCGACGGCCGCTTCATCATGAATAGCAGCGCGTCGCTTTTTTCCATGATGATATCGGTCGCGCGTTTTTGAAGCTTCGGACGGTAACGGTCGTAGGAATCGACCATCGGGTCGTCGTGCCTCTTGGCTTCGCTGTGCATGATCTGGACGACATGCATACCCTTGCGCGCCATGGCTTTCACGGCGGCAATGTATTCAAGCCAGTCGTTGTCAGCCTCGAGGTAGCCTTTACCAAACGCTGTCGGAGACCCTTTGTCGTTGCTGTCGATTGTGTCCCATCCCATCCTGGCGCAAGTATGCGCCCAAAGCAGCTTCTCGACCGCGTCAAGCGAGTCGATGATAACCGTCTCGAACTCATGCTCTTCGGTCAGCAACTCGCCAAACACGTTTAGAAGGCCATCGAATGTTTCGATTTCCCCCGACGGGATATCCACATCGGTCGGCGTTTCTTCGCCTTCCGTGTGCAAGTAAACAGGGTTCGGGAATTCGGCAGCAAGACTGGTTTTACCCATGCCGCCGCTGCCATAGATCGCGATAATGGGCGGATGCTTGCGTTTCGACGACTTTAGTTCGCTAAGTGAAATAGCCAATGGGGTCTCCCTAAGTGATGATTTGCAACAAAAGCAAAAGCGCGGCGAACGCGATTACCAGCTTGACGGTGGGTCGCCAGTCGAACGGCGGCCCACCGTTTGCCGTAACGCCGTATTCCTTGGCGTGGATTGTCATGCGGCCCGGCGACGAGCTGCGCAATGCAGGTGTTGCGCCGGTACAGCCGGGTGCCAGTTAACGCGCGCGTTCGCGGCGCGCCGCCGATCGGCTCGCGTCATATTATCGGCGTCGGTCTTCGGATCTTTGGGCGGCATGCGGAAACCTTTGCCGCCGGTCATGTTGCTGAAAAATGTCAGGCGCCGATTGAGTGCCGCCTCGTCTTTCGACGGCTTCCCGAGGCGCATTGCGTCGTCGTGATCGCGCGCGGCGATCTTCTGAAAAATATTCATTCGTCTCTCCGGTGGTGGTGGGCGCGCCGATTGGTGGTCGGCACGCCTTTGGATTAGGCTGCTTTCAAAACCGCTTTGGTCGTCGTAACTGTTTCGGCCTCGCGAACCGCGCCGGGGCTGTAGACCGCGAACCGCTTGCCTGGGTGCTTGAGCGCAAGGCACTCTGCCTCCTTGGTTGCTTCGGCTTCGGAGTAGTGCGGGTGCGGGCTCGCCGATGGCTTCGGGGAGCCCTTGTCGTCGAGCAAACATACTATGTGGGCTGGTTTTGGCTGCGCGGCCTTGACTGTGCCGGTTTTGAGCCAGCCGTCGGCGATGCGATATTCGGCGATCTCGCAGCCGACATCGACTTCGATAACCTTGCCGGTTAGGTCTCCTCCGTACATCCAGTGCTCGCCGGTTACGAGATCGCCGACATTGAAGTGCGGCTGCGGCTTGGTTTCTACGAGTTCGATATGCACATCGCCAACAAAGCCGACGCTGATGCCGTCGAAGCCGACGCTGATGCCGTCGAAGCCTATCTGGTACGGAAGCTCGCCTTCGTCAATGAAGTCGATCGTCGCCTCCATTCCAGGCTCAAACCACCAACCACTCGGCACAGTGTCGAGGATCCGCACGCGGTCGCCGACTTTGAAATTGCTGGCAGGCTTGGCGGGCTCGATGTCTTCCTCGTGAATAGCCCATGCGCAAGTCTGACCATCAAAAATGACGTAAGGGCAAATACTGTTGTTTTCGTCTACGGTCGCCAACGAACCAGCGGCCATAAACCCATCGTGTGTATTCTCGTCCTTCAGCGAACGAACCCGATCGCCCTTTTTAAACTTTGCCATCAGTGGACACTCCCTGCTGCCTTTGCGGCACGATATTCGTCGAGGTTAATGACTTCGGCGGACTCCCCGTCGTCGCCGTCGAAAGGCGGCTCGATCGACAGGAGTTCACAGTTCTCGAACCAGATCGGCGTGACGCTGCCCTTGAGGCGAACGAGGTAGCTTGTGCCCCAATCCTTGTCGCCGATCACGATGCCGTGAACATCGGGCGAAAGGCGCAGGCAGACGAGTTCGCCGCGAAAGAATTCTTCGTGGAAAACGTCGGGGTCGATTTTTGGTGGTGGTGGAGGCGCGGCTGAAGAAGCCCAAGGGCTTTCCGGTTCCGGCGCGTTTGCGGCGGGTGCTTCTGTTTTGGCTTTCGGCTCGTTGTCGATTTCTTCGACCAGTTCGACGCCGTTCTGGCGCTCGTATTCGGCGAGCATTTCCTTGAGGGCAAGGATGCCTTCTGGCGTCAGCTCGCCGCACTGCTCAAGCCAGAAATCTACGCCTTGCTCTGTGTCGCAAAAGGCGAACGCCAAAGAAAGATAGCCCTGGTCTCCGGCCAAGATATTCCGCACCATGCCGGCATTAAAATTACCTGGCAGCTTCATCACGCGGCCTCCGTTTCGGCCGGGCCGTCGATCGTCGGAATGCGAACCAGTGTCGTCGGTCGCATCCCGCTTCGCGTGCTGCAGCCGCCGTTATAGGCGCCGTAGCGTGTCACGCGGTCTGGATGTTTGGTGTTGTCGGGTTGTGGTTCGCGTCTCTTGCGCTCGCCGCCGAGCTTGTAGAAAACAGCAGTCGGCGAAATTCCGAATTCGCGGCCGATTGCGGACAATGATTCACCTTGCGCCTGCATGGCGCGCATTCTCTCAACGTCTGTCAAGATGGTCTCTCCTTTTGGCGTGGTGACATCGATGGGTTGGTGACCCGTCGACGAATGTATGTTAAGCGATTCTAAATGACTTGACAACGCTTAACAAATTTGTCATACCCCGTTTTTAGCGTTAACACGGATATAAGGCAAGTAAAAAATGTCCCGCTTATCGAAAATGTTGGAAAACGAGCAGGCCCGCCGCGGCATGACGGAGCGCGAGATCGCCGCGAAGTTCGGTTGGGGGCAGCAGACTTTCAGTACCTGGAAGAAGGGCAGCGTTCCGCGCCCTATCCGATACCCCGACATTGCCAGCTTTCTGCGCATCAAGCCGGAAGAGGTCGCCGAACTGGCGAACGAAGCGGCGCTGCAGGGTGGCGGCACAAGCACGAAGATGCCGGACATGGGGGCGCCGATCATGGGGCGCGACGTCAACGGCGACCTTCGGTTTGACCGGGCTGCTATCGGCTACGCCAAACCAAACACGCGCGGCACGTATGCGGCTCGAGTTGGCGGGCATCACATCTGGATAAACCCCAAAATCAAGCCCATGCCAGGCAACACAGTCGTGTTTCGCAGCGCCGATGATACCGCGCGAGTCGGTATCTACGATGGAGAGGAATTCGACGGCGAGGTGCATGTTGTGACCCTTATGGAAATGGTATGACACAATGCATCGAGCCCGAAAGTGACATGGTGTCAGATTGAACGGCTTGACAAATATCAAATGCACTGATACGCACATCTTGCCCACTGTGGTGGTGGGTAGCCGGCCACCCGCTGTTTTTGACGCCCGCCCAAAGCGCTCGTCTCTCCGCACGGTATGGCCGCATTGTCAATTGACGGCATTAACGGGTGGTGCCGGCCGCAAGGTTTGCCGTCGATTGACACTAAACAAAGCATGAAAAGCCGGGAGTCGGCGCTCCCAGCCTGTTTCAAGTTGACGCGACGCAATCCGCACAGGTCTGACGATGTGGTAAAGCATAAGCGATTCTCCCCCATGGAAGCTTTCCATGGTCACGCTTTTGCACTATTTTACTTTTGCGGTCAACCAAAAAAGTAAAATTTTCACTATTTTGCATTTACCTGGTGGTATTGATGAAAACTTTAGGGGCAGCAATCCGGCGCGCGCGCGAGGCGCGCGGGTGGTCTCAGACCGAACTTGGCGAGCGCGTGAATTTGAGCGTCGCAGCTATTTCCAAAATAGAAAACGGCGGCACACGCAACCCGCGAAATCTGGCTCGCTTTGCGGAGGTGCTTGGCGTCGACTTTCTAGCGCCGAAGCCCAAGCCAAAGCCGCGTCAAGGAATGACGCCGATAGTGGGGCGCGCGAGCGCTGGCAACCTGTCGCGCATCGTGTCTCTTGATGATCCCGTCGATTGGGCTGAAACTCCGGGTGAACTGGTCAATGTGCCTGGCGGCTACATGGTCTACGTCCACGGCGACAGCATGGCGCCGCGTTACGAGCCAGGTGAACGCATCCACGTCAACCCTACTCGCCCCGTGCCAGTCGGGAAATATTGCGTCATACAGGTTGCGGACGATGGCGTAGGCCCGGCAACGTCAGCTTATGTGAAAATCTATCGCGGACGCGATGACAAAGTCGTGCGCGTCGAGCAGCTAAATCCGCCCGCCGTTATCGAGTTCCCGGCGGAGAACGTGCGCGGAATTCATTTGGTCGTCGGCGCCCGCTACGTCTAATTTCACTTTCCCAGTAAAATTTTATGGGGTTTACGAATTTGTAGCTTTTCGCGACATTTTGATTGACAAATTTGTTAAGTTAACGCTAGGGTGCGAGACTAACCACCACCACAACGGAGAGACATCATGACCATTGTAACAATCGAACGCGCACGCGCCGAATGCATTCCGAGCTGGCGCATTCGCAACGTCGCCGACCACAATCAGCGCCAGGCCGACAGAACCGGCGATCGGCGTCTGCGCGAACAGGCACGCGCCTTGCGCATTTTGGCGATGGAGATCGAGACGGAAGAAATGGCGGCGGCTGTGGGGATGGCGGCATGACCCAGCCAAGACTTGTCAGCCGAATAAAGGCGGCCGCATATTGTGGCCTGTCACCCACTGCGTTTTCGCAGTGGGTCGACAAGGGGCGACTGCCGCGCGCCGTCGCGGGTCGCAAGTGGGATATCGAGGCCATCAAGATCGCGCTGGACAAGATGAGCGGGCTTGATGCGGCGAATGATAATGACCCATTCGAGGCATGGAAGCGCAGCCAGGAGGGTGGCAAATGAATATGGTTGAACGGGTGGCGCGGGCTATTGCGAATGAAGCGCACAAGGGTGGCGATTACGGCATGACTGGAGACGATGCTTACGATCGCCGCCCCGAAGAATTTACAGCATTAGCCCGCGCCGCGATTGAGGCTATGCGCGAGCCGACCAAGGGGATGGAAGACGCGCCATCAGATGCGGAAATTGATTTTGGACCGGGTGGAAGCGGTGACCTAGACGCCTCGCCGTTGAACGTTTGGCAAGCCATGATAGACGCCGCGCTTGGAGAGAAACCACGAACATGATCGAGAAAGTGGCGCGCGGGCAGTCGAAGTTCGACGGGCGCGAATGGCTGTCAATGCCACGCACCGAGCGCGAGCGGTATATGGCGCGCGCGCGGATTGCTGTCGCGGATATGCGCGAGGCGGCGCCAGAAACGACAGATCTAATCGCCGCAGCGCGCGGCAAAATGAGGTCGTTTGTCCCGCCCAACGACAGCACTTTGGGCGCCGCCCTTGATGCCGCAATAAAAGTGCACTTCGACGCCGTCCTCACCGAGCCGCCCGCCCTCAAGGAAGCACCATGACCCGCATCCGACTTAAAGGAGTCCACCGCGTCAAGAAGACGCTCGCAAACGGCAAGGTCCGCGTTTATCACTACGCCTGGCGCGGCGGGCCGCTTGTCGCCGACAAGGACGGGCGTCCGCTGTCCCCGGACGAAGCGAAGTTCGCTGCGGCATACGCCAAGCTGATCGACGCTCGCGACGCCCCTACCGGCGAGACGATGCGGGCGCTTACCGCGCTTTTTCGATCGAGCGAGGATTTCAAGACAAAGTCGCCGAAGACACGCCGCGCCTACGAGCGGTATCTTGACGCGATCGACAAGAAGTTCGGCGCGATGCCGCTCGCTGCCGTACAGGATCCGCGCGCGCGCGGCGAGTTCAAGGCGTGGCGCGACAGTATGGCCACCAAGCCGCGCACCGCCGACTACGCATGGACGACGCTGGCGCGCGTGCTTTCGTTCGCCAAGGACCGCGGACGCATCAGCGTCAACGTCGCCGAGCGCGGCGGACGGCTTTATTCGGCTGACCGCGCCGACAAAATCTGGCAGGCCGAAGACATCGCCAAGATGGTCGCCGCCGCGCCGAAGGAATTGCAGCTTGCGTTGATGCTGGCGCTTTGGACAGGGCAGCGCCAAGGCGATCTGCTGCGCCTGACGTGGTTTGCCTATGACGGCAAGACGATCAAGCTGAAGCAAAGAAAGACCGGCGCGCGTGTCGTTATCCCCGTAGGCACGCCGCTGCGAACCGTGCTCGACGCCATGCCGCGCCGCGAAGGTAATATCCTGCTGAACACGCGCGGCAGGCCATGGACCGAAGACGGCTTCCGCACGTCATGGGGCAAGGCTGCAGGCGCGGCTGGCATCGGGGGGCTGACATTCCACGACTTGCGCGGCACGGCCGTTACGCGCCTGGCGCTCGCCGGCTGTACCGCAATTCAGATCGGCGCCATCACCGGGCACAGCACACGGGACGTCGAAGCCATTCTGGACGCGCACTATCTCGGCGGGCGCATTGAACTTGCCGAGCAGGCAATCGCGAAATTGGAGGGGCGGTGAGACGGCGAAACTTAGTATCAAACCGAATCCGAAAATCGAACTGCCCGCCATCTACGACGAACTAGATTGGCAGCAACGCCGCGAAGTGCGAGAAGAGTACTCGCGAGTCCAGGGCGGGAAGTGCAGCCATTGCGGGGAGTCACTGCTTTCGCAGCCCGCGCCGCACATTACCGCCAAGAAGGTCAACACGAGGCTGTTCCCGCCGAGTTTTTTCAAATACCCTGTTCACCTGCACCACAGCCACGATACAGGGCTGACGATCGGAGCCGTTCACAATTATTGCAACGCGGTCCTGTGGCAGTATCACGGGGAGTAAGGCCACACGTAAAAACCCGTAAAATTTCGCTTGACAAATTTGTAGTCACATCGTAGAACGCTCTTGTCAACCCAAGACAGGAGAGCGTTATGAGCAATAAAAGAAGATGAAAACGGCTGCGGCACTCCCGCCTCCCCCGCAGCCGTAACCTGGCACCCTCGTGAAGCCCGCCTCCCAAGCGGGCTTTTTTCTTTTGTTGGCGTGGGTGTTTTTTATGTTTGACAAATTTGTAAAGATGCGGTATAAGAGGAAATCACCACAATGAAGGAGAGATTGATGAAAATCGACAACGACGTGATCGAGCAAGTGGCTCGCCAACTCTACGAGGATGGACGCAAGCGTGTCAGCGGACGACCCGCGTGGGAGAACCTGGATCCCCGCTGCCCTTATGACATGGGCATGAGGTCCGTCGCCATTGAGCGCGCCACGCGCGAACTCGCCAGCGAGTAG